TCGTTCGCCTTGGCGCCGAACTCGACCAAATCCAACAAGGGGAAACCACGTGAAGCGACTCACATTCCGTTCGTTTGCGCTGGCCATACTCGCCAGCTTTCTTTGCCTTGGGCTGGCGATTGCCCAGACGGCAACGCCACTTCCTACCGTGCCAGTTCCCGATCAGGCGACGTGGCTCGCGGTACTGCAAATGCTCGGCCTGTCCAAGTATGCCGCCAGCATCATCGCGGTTGTCGGGCTGTTCGGCTTCATCCTGACGCACATTATGCCGTATATCCCGGTGCCGGCGGCGACGGCCCCTGCGTGGTGGCGCTCGGTGTATCAGGCACTGAGTTGGCTGTCGGGCAACTACTTCAACCAGAAGCCAGCGCCACCGGCAGCATGAAAGCCCTGCTCCTCCTTCTCCTGCTGACCGCGCGCATGCCGAGCGACAACCTCGCTGGCGCGCGCTTCCAGCCGCCACAGCACGAACAACAGAAGCCATGAGCGGTACGGCAGAGAGTGCGATCGACCCACGCTATGACGCGATGCGCCGCGCGTTGGGCCAGTGCACTTTCCTGCCAGGTTCCTCGCACAAGCGGTTTGCTCGTGACATTCAGTACGCCGTTACGCTGACCGAGGCACAGCGCCGTCATCTGATCCGTCTGTGCTGGCGCTATCGTCGGCAAATCCCCATGCACCTCATGCCGAGCAAGGATGCAGTGGCCGAACTTGATGCAGACTGGAACCTCCAGCGTGAGGCAGAGGCTGCGCTGAAGGCCAGACAGAAAGCCGAGAAGGCCGCTCGCAAGAGTGGCGCGCACCAACAGTCGCCGTTCCCGCTTCCTCTTTTCACCCAAGGAACTCAATCGCCATGAACCTATCTCGCCGCGCACTGCTGGGCACATCGGGGCTGTCCGCCCTTGCTGCCTGCACGACTTCCACCACGTCCCCGACCGTCTCGCAGATCGCCAGCGACGTGAACCTGATCGCCACTGGCATGACATCGGTTGTCACCGCGCTCCAGGACGTCCCCAACATCCCTGCCGCCACGCTGAAGCAGCTACAGAGCTACGTGGTAGCCTTGCAGCAGGCGGCGTCGACGGTTGCGACTTCCACCGCGACGCCAGCCACTTCGGCCGTCCAGGAGATCGTGACCGTCGTGGAGGACATCGCGCCGATCGCCCTGTCGTTCGTCCCTGGCGGCGGTGCGATAGCGGCCATCGTGCAGGCGGCTATTTCGCTGCTGCCAGTGGTCACGGCCGCTGTGGGCATCGCAGGCGCCCCGGTGAAGGCGCCGGTCTACACGCCTGACAACGCGCGGCTGGTCCTGCGGGCAGCGCCAGCGTTGGCGGCGGGGAAGCCGTGAGCAAAGACGGCTGGATCGGCGTCGATCTGGACGGCACCCTGGCCCATTACGATGGCTGGGTTCACGAGACGCATATCGGCGACCCGATACCGATCATGGCCAATCGAGTGCGTGCATGGTTGGCAGACGGGAGAGACGTGCGTATCTTCACCGCCCGCGCCGATGGCGGAGACGTAGCCGTTGCGATGGGCAATCCTGCTGGCGAGGCTTTCCGTGACGTTCAGCGGATCATCGGCATAATTCAGGACTGGACTGAGCAGCACTTCGGCGTTCGCCTGCCGGTCACGAACAAGAAGGACTATGGCATGGTCGAACTGTGGGATGACCGTGCGGTCCAGGTTGTGCCGAATACCGGCCGTCGAGCGGACGGCCGCGACGATCTGTCGTGAACCCTCATTACCTCCTTGTCTGGCTCGCCTGCGCTCAGACTGATCCCGGCATTTGCTTCCAGTACCACCGAACGGAAGCCACGCTGGAGCAGTGCCAGAAGGACCAAGCCGCGCTCCCCACCGGGCTTGCTGACATCCCTCCGTGGCAATCGACATGCAGGAGGGTGCCGTAATGCACTGGTTTCTCGTATTCGCGCTGACCCATCCATCGTGCAGCATGGATACTATGCCGATGATCTGTAATGGCACCTACTCTGACGAAGCACACGTCGCGATGCCATCGCAGGAAAAATGCGAGGAGGTGCGAGCCTTACTGAAGGACGCGCTTCGACCAAAGTGCTGGGCATCGGCGGACGAGAAGCCATGACCTTCCGCGCTGGTGCAATCTTCTCCCGTCCGCCTGTTGCCATCCGCCCGATCGGCGCTCGCGCTGCGCTGCACCAGATGACGCCGCAAGCGTGCGACTGGTTCAAGGCGATCCCAGCCGACCAAGACGCACTCGGTAATGACAAGTACTCGAATTGCTACCCGATAGCGCGGCGCTGGGTGATCGCTCTACGAAGAGCCAACATGGCTGGCGATTCCACGCGGCCATCTTTGCAAGCGGTCTTGTCTGATTACACATTCGATACGGGCTTTAACCAGCTTACCGGCACGCCGGACGTTGGAACTGATACCGCTGTCGGCATGGGAAACTGGTGCCGTCTTGGAGTTCGAGTGAACGATCAGACGCTTGATGTCCCGCATTGGCTAACGGTCGATCCAACGAACGTAGAGCACCTGAGCATCGCCCTGTGGTGCGCTGGGCCGCTCATGGCGACGTGGAACCTCTGCATGGCGCTGCAAGACCCTGCCAACTGGTCTGTGGCCCCTGGCACGTCGAGCGACTGGACGACGCCCTGGGCGGGTCATGAGACGGTACTAGGGGCGTCTGACGGCAACGGGGAGTTCACCACGCGGACGTGGGGACTGGATTTGCCGATCCACTCGGAGGTGCTGCGTCAGTATTGCCGCCAAGTGGACGTGCCGCTGGACCTGTCACCAGGCGGCTGGCTGGATACCACTGGCCGCACACCGTCGGGGCTGGACCGCGTTGCGCTGGCCGGGGATATGTCGGACGTGGCAATCGCATGATCTGGCGGCTTGTGAACGCTATAGCTGGTCTGTTCCTGCGGTGGGGGAAGCGGCGGGAGAGGGAGTAGCCTTCATGTTTCCAGGCGACTGCGCCCAATACGCCGCTGCCAAAGCCAGCCCGTCCCGTTCGTGATAGGCCCACCAGCGCCGTTCGCTACCCCAGGCGTGCGGGCTATCCTCGCCCTGGTGATGAGCCATACAGAGGGGCACTGTGAGGCTATCTGGCGCCTTCCGTCCGCGAGCCTTGGGCCATCCGTAGGTCAGGTGGTGGACATGCACCGGCCTACGTCCGCAGATAGCGCAGCCGTGTCCAGCGACGAACGCCAGATGACGTGGGGATCGGATGATGGTGGGCTTGCCAAAGGGCAACATGGACGAGTCGATCTTATGCCGCACGCGACTCGTCCAGAAGCTGCTCTATACTGACCCCGATATCGTCGGCTAGTATGCGCAAAGCGTCCTCGCTGTACGCCGTGAATTGCTCGTGGTTCATTTCGTCAAACGCCGTCGAACCGGGAACCTTGACCATACGGCCGTTCATCAGCCGAACCACCATGAAGTGCCCAGTAGCTTCCTTTAGAGCGACGTGCAGGTATTCTGGCGTAGGCCATTTGCCGGTCGCGGCCACAGCGCATTCCAGCGCCTTCCAGTAACGGCGGTGCTGTTGGATTGACCGGCTACGCGCGATCCTAGCTCCCACCAGCGAACCGACCTTGAGCTTGGCGTGCTGCTTGGCCGCAGCGTCGTCCCCCGCTGTGTAGCCCTCTGCGGTCACGCGTAGGACAACCTCAAGCCGTCCGTGCATCAGACAGGCTCGGCGTCCACGTAGTCAGGCTCGCCCAAGCGGGCATAAGACTCCTTGAACATGTCCTCGATCCTCATGCGTATAGCGGTAGGAGCGGCCTTGATCGCCTTCTCCACCCGCGAATCGCCGCGTAGGTCCACAACGTGCTGTGTCTCGCTGGCCTGCGCCAATAGAACGTCAAGGTTTTTGAGCCACTTGGTGCCGTTCTGCTCGTCCAGCGTCGGGTAAGGATCGGTGTTCTCGGCCTTAGCCTCAACGACCGGCTCTGGCGCTGGCGATGCGGGTGGCAGAGACTCCACCTCAGTTTCATCCAGAAATCCAAGGCCACAGATAGACAGCGTAGCACGCCGCTTCGCCTTGGTTTCGCACTTCATGATGGCGTTTGCCAACGCTTCGCCTTTCAACTGGCCGAGGGTGACAGCACCCTTTGCCATATCGGTTCGACCTTCCTTGTTCCGCACCTTGGCGGTAACGATATAGACCCCATCCCGTTCACTCTCGCTCAAATCCTCCACCGACACGCCGTGGATAGAGCGCAACTGGTCTGTGCATGTCCTGAGCGCATACAATGTCAGCTTGTTGTTAAGCAGAATATACTCGAATGGCTTTGTAAGCGGGTTCAGGCCGATGCTGCGGCAGACCTCCATGTAGTATTTCGTCCGCTCTTGCGGTGTCAGCTTGGACAGGTCGCCTTTGATCAGCACCTGTTCAAAAACGGCGGCAGCATTGGTGGTCGTAACCTGCTGGTCCATGTGCGAAGTTCCCTTAGCGAGTGCGGATTGTAATGCGAGGACCGGAGTTCGAGAGAGTCGCCCCCGGCACTTCCTGCCCAGCCTTCAATGCGGCGCTGATGACCACCTTATCTGGACGACGCTCAGTGACCACAAAGGCGTCTGGTAGGGCGCCAGCGTCAATGATCTGGACCGATGGAGAGCCAGCAGAGATGCTAACCGAAAAGTCAGGCTCCTCATGCCGCTTCATCCCCAAAGCCTCCAGCACGGACATCACGGCGGCTCGTAGGGACTTCTCTCGGTTGGCATACCGCTGCGCCCGTTGCTCCAGATCAAGCACACGGACCTTGGCTGCTGTAGCCATGCTGCCAGCGTGCAGAGCGGCGCGCACAAGGCGGTTGACCACCTCCATTGCATCGCCGCCTTCCCCGCTCAGAAGGTCCGAGAACAACCTTTCGTCGTCGGCAATCGTCGGGTCGTCCACCAATAACTGCTGGCGAACGCGCATTAGCTCGGCAATGGCAAGTTCCATGCTGCGGGGGGAGGGGGGCGTCTGTGCCATCAGAACGGTATCTCGACCAAGTCGGCGGCTGGCTTTTGCGCCGGGTCAATCTCAACCTCCCGTTCCTCAATCGTCAGGCCGAGCGAGGCGTCATCGTACTTGCCTGTCTCGTTCCGGTAGGAGCGCATCCGTTCCAGCGCGTCGTGGTGATCCTCGAATGCCTCGTCAATCTGCGTCAAACCCAGCAGCTTGCCGGTGACTACCCAGCGCGTAGCCTTCTCGGGAGGCGCAGGGATCAGCACCTTGATCCCATTTCCATACGCGCCGATTGACTTCACCACCACGAGGTTGCCAGCGGCATCCATGATGTTCATGCTGACGATGGACTTGTCCTCCAGCGTTAACGCGATCTTGACGCCAGACAGCTTGATTTCGCTGACGGACTTTACCGATACTAGGTTCACTGTGTTCTCCTCTGTGTTCAGTTATTGCAGGCAGGATCGCGGCGGCAGTAACCCCGCCAGTAGGGGCAAGGCTCATCGGACGGGGCTATGCAGAAGCCATCGCGTTCCCGCTTGATCCGCGCCCGTTCAGCCGCTGCTTTCAGCTTCGCCCGTCCCGCATCCCGCTCGCGGATCATCCGCATCAGCAGCTTGTGGGCGTATATCCGGCAGGCGTCGCGCCACCAGCCGGTTGCCGCCTGCCAATCTTCGAGGGCGAGGTTCAGCCGCTCGGCTTCGTCCATGTCGCGGAAATAGCGGTCGAACATCACGAGTGATAGTCCACCGTAACAACAAGCCAGTCATCAGCGGGGATACGTGCCGCTGCGTAATCGGGCTTGGCGCTTTCTAGCCACTTGGAGCGTTCAGCGATGGCGCTACTGAGTTTGTGGTCCCATGTCGTGTCCTGATAGGTGACGCCGTTCCAGATGCTATCTTGCAGCATGTACGCTGCCTCCACGCCGTCCCCCCGAAAGCGGGGACCAGCTATGATGATGTGGGAGCACGTCATGTCCTTTGGACAATCACGCAAAGGCATGATGTCACCATATTGCCCTTTGTAATTATCGAACAGAGGGCATTCGCGCACAGGCGAGTCGGGGAAGGCATCACGCCACAGCATATCCACGGTATCGATTTGCGATGATGGCTCTAGTGTCTGCTTGCCGAACTGTAGGCCGCTCACGGTGATCTTCGCATCGGCGAGAATCTTATAGAAGGCGTCAACCCGGTCTTTACCCAAAGTTGCCAGCAACTTAGAGCCGCCCCAGCGACCGCCAATCACCCAATAGTCCCAAAACGCCGAACGAGCGCTGTAATCCTCGCCGTTGCCGTTTTCATCGAACGGCGCAAGAATTAGCGTCACGGCCGCTTCCACGTCGTCCGTAGGCGGCATCACTATCTCAAGGTGGTAGTGCATGAATGTCTCCCTATTTCCTACTATCCGCCAACCACTCGCGCAGTCCCGCAGGCAACCGCATGTCGCTCGCCGGATGGCGGTCCAGCACCTCCAGATCGCCGTTCTCTAGGTGATCCCGCCGTAAGGGCTTGGCACCGTCCAGATACGTGACCTGATACCGGGGCGGCTTATCCAGCGAGCGAGCGCAGACCCAAGCCTCCCGGTTGTCGTGGCGAACCAGAGTGCCGAGGGAGAGCATCGTTTCCCTAGTCACGGGGCACCTCAATCTTCTCGCGCATGGCGAATACGGTATTGGCGCAGTCATTGACCATTGCGGCAAGCTCAAGTCCGCGTACAGTAATGCGCCCTCGCTTAAAATGCTGTGCGGCAATGTCAGTCGCCAGCGCATCCAGCAATCCAGCCGCATCCATTAGAGCGCCCCGCATAGCTGCTCGTTCGGCGCGGCTCGGGTATAGCCGACAGGCAACCTCCAGCAACTTGCGCTCGGCCTCACGAGTATGCACGCGGTCGTTCACCGCTTCCATGACGGCCTCTGTGAGCACTGGGCTTCGTTCCAAGCAGCGCGGAACGCAAACGCTATCTCGCGCGGCAGGTTAGCGAGGAAACGGAGGATGGTCATGGCTTATCCTTCTTATTCTGCACGACACACGTTAGCGGGATATGGCAACAACCATCTCGGTTGAGATGGCGACCGCTTGGTAAGAAACCGCAGCGTCGGCATTTACGGCTGCCATCGGGGCGCTTCCGCCAAATGTGGGCGCCGCATTTATTGCAAGCGGCCATTGGGTATTCCTATCGAACTCGGGGGCGCCTTCGTCCGTAATCCCTCGGCGCCCCCGTTTTCGATCATGCTCACGCAGTGAGCATCGGCCCGCATGGGCCGGCATCCGGCAACTCCCCTGGGCATACGGACTGGGGTCATCGCCAATTCTTCTGTCAGGACGCCGACGTATCGGCGTCTGACGGTTCAATACTGCCAGCGATCGCCAGCGTTTTCAATCCAGAAACATCAGCGAGGAGTGCGGTCTTCAACTCGCTGCGCTTCCTATTGCGTTCGGCGGAATGGATTGCACTGATTGCTTCTTGTTCCTGAGCGAGCGTGATCTCATAGCCAGAAACATCGACCTTGCCGACGACCCATGCCATCTGTGCTGGGCTATCGAAGTCCACGTCAAGATCAACGGCTGTTACCTTAACCACGGTAAATCCATGTCGGGTAGTTGTCGGTACAATCACGAGGTCATCTACCTTGATAGAGGCGTCCATGGTTTTAAAGGTGGTATCTTTGGCGCTGTCGTGCTGCTCGTACTTGCAGGCGATGGCGCGCACGGCGTCATTGATAAGGAAAACAGCAGTTGAGTAGTTCATGGAATCAGCCTCCAACGGTGGTCGCAAGACAACCTTGCGCCATTCGGATTGGAAAATCAAGCCGCAATTTCGTCTTGCGCCCCATTTTCTTTTCGGGTAGGTATCCTGCATGCGTGACGAAGCCCTTGCCAGAGCGATTGCGGCAGCCGGTTCGGTGGTCGCCCTCGCGTCCGCCCTTGGTATCAAACCGCAGGCCGTCTCTGCTTGGGACAGATGTCCAGCGGAGCGTGCCAAGGACGTAGAAGCCGCTACAGGCGTTCCACGCTATGAACTACGCCCAGACCTATGGGATCATCCCCGCGTCACAAGAGCCAGCCGTGCGCGTGCCTAAGCCTTTAAAGCTCACGAACAACCAGTCTGAGACAGACATACAGGCGAGCGTGGCCGATGCGTTGGACATCCTTCTACTACCGCCCGCGTTCTGGTTTGCCATGCCGCTAGGTCACGCCAACCTTGCGCCGCATCAGCGAGCGCGGTTTGTGCGAATCGGCGCCAAAAGGGGTCTGCCTGATGTATGGGCAATCTACGACGGCAAGGTTTACGGCGTGGAGCTAAAGCGGCCCGGTGGTAGGCTGTCCAAGACGCGGCAGGTTCGGACAAGGCGCGGCACTCTGCGAACCTTGGAAGGGCAGGACGTGGTTTTCGAGCGGCTTCGGCAATCAGGTGTGACTATAGCTGTGTGCGAAAGCGTGCCGTCCGTTCTCAAGCAGTTGGCGGAGTGGGGAATACCCCTGCGCCGGCATACGATCTAGGAGTGGTTGGATGGACGACGAGTCGCTGTTGTGCAAGTGCGGCAAAGAGGTTGTCGATTGCACCTACTACCTCTGCTGTCCTTATAGGGTCAACGACGATGTGAAACTCTTTTTCACTACCGCCGAAAGACAGCGGCGTAAGAGACTGAAAACGGAGAAAACAGATGGATATAAATGAACTAGCGGCGAACGAGTCTTTCTCCCCTCCACGTCGTCTACCCCGGTATGGGGAGTACAATAGAGAGGGCGACTCGGCGGAGATTGCAGTGAAAGTGACCGCGGCTGACTATAACGGGCATGATTGGGAAGGTTCGCCATTCTCTGCGGTCCCTCAATGGCTCAAGGACGCCATCGGAACCGGTCATCTGAAACCCCACACAAGAGGCAGCACGGACTATGCGCAATGGGATGTCCAGACCGCTAGTGGTTTGCTCAACGCTGGACCGGGTGATTGGATCATTAGGCGCGAGCGTGGCGATCTATCGGTGGTCGATGGGCAGGATGCGTTCATTCTAATCAACCTACGCCCGCCGGTTGGCGATGGAGAGACATCGGAAAAAGATGCTCCCGTTCGCTGATTCGGTCTTGTTGTCCAGCGCGAATGAGGATTAGGTTTACCCCCTGAAAAGACGACGGCCAGTCCCTGGGCAGGGGACTGACCGCCTTGATCCGACTACGGCCTGTGATGGAGGCGCGTCATGTCAGTCAACGACTTATGGTGTTTTGCCCCGCGTTGCAACCTATACCGCAGCGCAGCGCAAGTGTCTGTTGCAGAACAGACGCAGAATTTCACGCAGTTTTCACCACTTAGCCGGTGTTAAGCGCCCCCCGAGCCGTCAAGGAGACTTGGCGGATAGTCCAGCAGCGCCGGAACCAGTGCGCCAAGGACGTTGCTGCGGTGCGAAATGCGCACGGCTGGCGGGATGGGAAGATCGCCGCTCACCTTGGCATTGGCCGCAAGGCCGTCTGGGAAACCCGCTGGAACGCCTGTCCGCCGTTTCTGGACGGCCCACCGTTAAAGCTCTTGCGGCCTGTCAGAACCAGTCGGGCGTTTGCGTACGAGCAAGGCGCTGCGGTTGCTGCATTACGGCAGGAGGCTAGGGCCAAGCCGGGGCTGATACGGAGCGTGTTTCGGATTAACCCGGCTGACTGGTCGATCTATGCGGCTAATACCAAGCATGGAGTCGGGCGATGAGCAAAGGTCAAACGACGCGACCGAGCGATCGCGCTTTTATCGAGAAGTGTCGGGCGGAATTTGAGTCGTTGTTAAAGCTAGCTAGCGATAGCTGCATCTATGAAGGTGGACGGCGCGTGTCGCTTTCTCATGCACTACGTACAAGAGCTAGCTCCGCTATCGCTGCATGTGATGCTGCATTGCAGGGAGAATCCCATGTATCGCGGTAGGTACGGCCAGCCGATAACCGATCCCGCTTCAATCGAAGCGCGACGCATCCTCACGCAGTTACGGCGGCTAGACACGATCAACCTCAAAGCCGGTCGCGAATGGCCTTACACGACGGTAGGCGAACTGGCGAAGTCAGCTAAGCTGACTACCGACCAAGTGGTCGCGTGGGTGAAGGACCATGATGCGTGGCTACTCGGGCTGGTCAACTTGGACGACGATGTGGCGAAGTGGGGAGTGTACCAGGATGGGGAGTGACGGTGGTCCTACATTCCCCGAACCCACGATAGCCGCCATCCAAGCTGCGGTGTGTGGCGAGTTCGCATTGCCCATGCGCGATCTTCTGGGCGAACGGCGATCACGGCATCTGGCAAGGCCACGGCAAATCGGCATGTGGCTGGCGGTCAGGATGACTTCACGCTCATGGTCCGTCATTGCTCGGCAGTTCGGGCGCGATCGGTCAACGCTCTATACGGCAATCGAGGCGATAGATCACTGCATATTAGAGTGCGACGCCTGGGGCCGAGCTGCGCTTGCGTTGCAGCGTCGGCTTGGCGATGACGAACGACAAACCGACTTGGTGGGGGTATAAGAATGGGCACGTCTTTGTTCACGCTCGGCACGGTACGGGCGATCAACCGCACGAATGAGACGCCAGAAATGATCGCATTCTGGAACGCCTATCCCCGGCAGGTTGGCAAGGGCGCTGTTAGGATCGCACTGAGGAAGGCACTGAAAAAGACAACGATCGAGACCATACTGGACGCATTGGCACGCACGAACTGGAACCCTGATCCACAATTTATACCCCATCCCACAACGTGGTTGAACCGGGAAAGCTGGGATGACTTGCCACCAAAGCACATTGACCAAGTAGCGCGGATACTCGGGCTGTGACTGATCCTACGGCGGACGAGGAAATCGTTGCCCGCGCGTTGGCTGAGCGGACGAAGCGCATATTCCCACAGGTACGGGGATTCGAGGTCGATTGGGAGGCATGGCTGCCACACGCGAGGGAAGTTGTTGCTGCATTGCGAGCGGCTGGGAGGCTCACATGACCGAACTGCGGCCGAACCAGTGGCTCGGGATGCTGGTCAAGCTGGCCGCGCCGATGGACTCTGTGAAGGCCGCTACTGCTGCCTTGGAGATGGAGGTGGCATTATCTCTGATCCCCGCTCATAAGCTCACTGACGAAAGCGCCCTTTATGTCGGGTCGCACGTAAAGAAGTTCCCGGCGTTGGGCATCATCTGCGGGCTAATCGAGGAGTGGTGGCAAGAATACGGCCCCAAGCCTGCACTCCGTGCGCTACCGCCCCCAGACGAGGCGCCACACGCTGCACGGGAACGGGAGGAGAAACAGAACCGCCTAACCTGGGAGGCGCCAGAGCGCGTCCTGGCGTCCCTGCGTTCAGTGCGTGAGATGGGCGAGAACCATCGGATGTACGAGCCGTGCGGGCGGCTGCTGGGTCGGGCTGTCTGGAAATACGCCCCGCACAACCTGCACCTGATCCCGCCTGAGTGGCATCCCAGCGAATGACTGATCTCCTGTCCGTGCCAAAAGCCGAAACTTCAGCTTCCTGCCATTTACCCATGCTTGGCGCGCGGCAGTCTGGGAGCCTGAGAACGGATGATTTTCATGAAACTCCTCGTATAGCGGTTGACTCACTATTAGCGGTCGAATCGTTCGACGGTGCTATCTGGGAACCGGCTTGTGGCCATGGAGCCATTAGCGACATTTTGCTGGCAAGGGGGTTTGAAGTCGTGAGCACCGATTTAGTCTCGCGCGGTTACGGCCAAGGGCGAGTTGATTTCCTTATGGAGACGAGTCCATTGGCCCCGAATATCATCACAAATCCCCCTTTTAAGCTGGCGGCCGAGTTTGCTGACAAGGCGCACGTTCTGGCCGGTGGCAAAGTCGCACTCCTCTGCCGCTTGGGATGGCTAGAAGGCAGTGCTAGGCGCATGATGTTTGAACGCACTGGACTCTCACGAATATGGGTGTTCTCCAAGCGTCTCCCTATGATGCACCGCCACGGGTATGTTGGGCCAAAGTCTACGAGTGCCATTGCTTTCGCATGGTTTGTTTGGGATCGAGCGCATGTCGGACCTCCAACTCTAGGGTGGCTGCCATGAGCGAGGAATGGCCGGATCATCTGATAGCCAAGCTGCGGGAACTCCACGCCCAAGAAAACCCGCGCCTGTCCATGCGGGAAATCGGTCGCATTCTCCACAAAGGCAAGGACAGCATCTGCGGCAAGTGTGACCGAATCGGCCTAAGTCGCCCGAATCCAGTTGGCCAGAACAAAGGAACTGGCAAGCCCAAGCCAATAGGACGCCCAAAGACAGGCGGACCCACACTCCCTGTGCTTGACAGCCTGCCGGTGCTGGAGGTGCCTCTAGTCAAGCGATTGCGGTCGCCGTGTTGCTGGCCAATGGAGACGTGCCTGGAGCCGTCTGAACTCGGGCGTCCGTATTGCCACGCTCACTCGGCCGCTGCTTACGTCCAGACTGGGCGCCAGCTTATCTCGTGCGAGGCGGTGGCGTAGACTGGGGTTTGGTTACATCTTGCCGAAGACTAGAACGGTCTCGCCACGTTCGGTGACGATTGGCCCCGGCATTTTCCATGCGGCGGCTCCATGAACAGGACACGCGGAAACAACCACAAAGCGCGTGCCGCGACCGTCCCATTGAGTCGTGTCGCCAGTGCCAGCATTGTTCACGACTGGACAGCATAGGCACCCGAGGTTGATCGCTGCGTTGCTACCTGGACTCATCTGCGGCCCTCCGTGGTTTAATGGCGGTCTCGATGATGGGGACATTTGTCCAAGTCGCGCACCTCGGCTTCTAAGGAGGCGATTGCTTGTCGAAGCTGACGCCTGATGGTGTCGGTGGAAGCGGGGGCAGATTTTATGCGCGTATGAACGTTGTCGAACTCGCCCAGAACCTTAATCGTTATGTCCATCGCATCCGCTCCGGGGTTTAGTGTTCTTGTATAACGAGGGGGAATTTCTGCCTCGCCACTACATGCGGAAATGTTGCGCATCCATAGGCGAATGCCTCGTTGCTCTCAGGCCAGCCAAAGCCGCGAACGTAGAGGCCCGAGTTACACGCGCCACGTCGGTCTGCTGACCGGTCCCACCAGTAGAACGCATACCAGAATGCCGACGCTCCACCACACGTCCACCAGACGCGACCATTGTAGACATCCTCGCGCTTTCCGTTCCGAAGCAGCCCGCCATCCGCTAATGTGCGCCACATACTCGGAAGGTCAGTCGGCAGGTTGTCCCATAGGTGGTGTCCGCGTGTATCATGCCAGTAGTGCCCAGGCTGATCCCAGACGCCGAAATAGAGTGCCAGCTTGCCCAGCGTTTTTCCTTTGTCGATGACTTCTTCTAGGGTTGGCATGTATATACGGGGGTTTCTGTTACGCGCTGCGCACATATTCAAAGCCACACCGCGCAGCCTTCTCTGGCGAGATTGCCGAGCAACCTTCCGACTCCCACATCGATCCGTTCCAAATCGCAGGAAACTCAACGCGCGCGTCTGTTATTAGGTGTCCCTCGGCTGACAGTATGTGCTTGGAACCGGCCGGCGCGTCGCTCGGAGGCATAGTAACTGACGGCATGGTGTGCTTCTCCAACTCGGAGGGTTGCTCTCACTGAGGTGGTCACGAGTATCAACGGCTACCGGCTGGGCTTCTTCGGCGCGTCAGATGCTACTCGGCTAGTGCAGCGCCCGAAGGCAAGTTGCTGTCCTTTGGCCTACATCGCGTCGCGTCACGGCTAGCATGTATGGTCGATCTTACTGGACTTCTGCCACTCGTGCGGCCAGCCCTACTTAATTAGGGCAACTCGATCGATTTTGTGCTTCCGATTGCGCGTCCGATTTCCCTCCAGCTTTGTTCCTCCTCTCGCGACCGCCCAAGCAAGAGCGGGGTTTGCTACGCTGCGACTTCCTTCAACCTGTCCGCGATTTGCTGCTGTCGATGCAGGACTACCCTAACCGCGTCATCCAACGCGACATTAGATGGTCGCTGACCGGCCTCGATCTCGTTCAGCAAGGTCCGCAATTCATCTTTCGTTCGGCGCTCTAAGGCTGTCTCTTTCATCGTTCGTCTCCGGGGTTCACTTGGTCGTTGTTTCGTGGTTGACTTCTCACCCACCTTTGTAGCCGGTCTGATAGTGCAAGTCAAACAGTGTTTGACAAGGTTTGCGGTCGCGGCTAGTTTTCAGCCATGAAAAAGCCGCAGGCACCCTCCCGCAAGGAAGATATAATCGGCGTCCGGGTAACGCCAGAGATGAAGCGCTCGGCAATGGCGGCGGCTCAAGCCGACCAGCGTTCTTTGTCCAAGTGGATCGAGATGCTGATCGCGGCGGCCTTGGAGAGAGGCAGGAAGGCAGCCCGTGGCTCGTAAGGTCTACATCGCTGGGTCAAACCCCAAAGGACCGATGAAGATCGGCGCCACCTCTGCGCGCCTGATCCAAGACAGGTTGAATAACTTACAGCCTGGGTATCCCGGACGACTGCGCTGCTTTGGCGAGTACGAATGTAACAATTCGTGGGACGTTGAAAGAAAAGCGCATAACCAGTTGAAGGACCGGCGCATATTCGGCGAGTGGTTCCGTGTTTCAGCGGACGAAGCCCGAGCCGCGATACAAGAGGCCATTGCATCCACGGAGCCTCCAGCCCCAAGGGGCGGCTTTCAGGTATCCGCCGACAACCTGACTGCCGATACAGCCAGAAAACTAGAGGCTGCCACGCCATTCTGGTTGGATGTCAGGTCAGACAGGTTGCCGATCAATGCCATAGCGAGGCACGTCGGTTTGTCGCCTAAACGCTAAGTCACCAACTAGGCGAGCGACCGCGCCGAATGAAACGAGGTCAAGGTGGGTCGGCCGCTATGGCGGGATCGGCGCAAGCGGCGTCTGTCCACTGAGCAGGTAGCAGAGGAAGTCGGATTGTCGGTCAAGACGCTGTATCAGGAACTCGGCCGGCGACCACGGATCGGGAAGGAGAGTGGCGATGAATGAGGTGAAGTACCGCCGCGCGCTAGAGGACGTAGCCAACCGGCTTATGGACTTAGCCGACATCATCGAAAAGAAAGACACCTACGATGCTGCGGGCTTTCTGCGGGCTACAGAAAAACGCTGTCGCCGCTTGCTTGCTGGCGGCGAATACAACGATGCGGATTTGTTGCTTGAAGTAAAAAGCACTCGGCGCTGCGGCACATGCGCTTGGTGGTGGCACTCGCAGGATAGCGTGGGGGACTGCCACAAGGGATACGGACCAACGCCTAGCGGCGCCGGCACGAAATGCTCCGCTCACGCCTTCGACCACGAGGTGACTGCCGATGCCAACGGACGGTAAAACCCAGACGACTGCGGGCGAGGGCTATCTCGACACCATAGTCAACGAAATGCTCGCAGGTATGATCGGCTGCCGTGCGAGTGACATTCGCTCGGACGATATTGCTCAGTGCAACTTTGATGTGGTGGACACGGCGACTCGTATTTTTGCCGCCATCGCACCACTGATCCGCGCCGCAGAACGTGAGCGGTGCGCCAAGATTGTGGAAGAAGCAGCCGGTGAGGGTGACAGCGCATTAGCCGACAGTGCTGGTGACGCCTTCAACGCTGGCAGTCATGTCACCATGAACGCCAGGATTGCGGCTTTCTGTGCGGTCATAGCCGCAGCCATCCTCGGGCGTGGAGAGGCTAAATACCACGAGTCGCTATAGGCGCGGCGAAGTAGCGCTCCTGCAACCAGGAAACTACGGGCGAGTCCTGAAGCTAAAATGCCCGGCCAGCCCCTGAGATTGGGGGCGCCAAAGCTGCCCCTTGACAACGCTGGCGCCCCCGGTGTCTCATAGCGGTGGTCAAATTCGCTCGCGAAAGCGTTTCTGACTGGAACTGAGGCACCAGTTCACGGGCACCGCTATGCCGCCGATATTAGGCAACCTGTCGGTCCCGTGCAACCCCAACAGCCATGAAGTTCCCGCCAACCTTTTCGCGATGGGGAACGTACGTTGCACCGCAACAGCAGGCATCCAGGCGCCCAGCAGACCAGAGCCGCCGCTGGCAAGCGCGGATGGTGGAACTCGGTCAATCAATCAGCGGGGGCGGCTGGCCCATGTGTAAGCCTGCTTACTGGCGAGATTGTTCGCCCTAAGCCAGTAAAGAAGCGGCGCCGAGCGCGTAAGCGTAGCGCCAACGCCATTGCCGAACGGGACCGCGCCAAGCGATGGCCTGTCCTGCTGACAATCGGGTCACATCCTATCTGGCCCGGCACCCTTCTCGTTATCGAACTGGACTCCCGCGTGGAAGCCGATCGTTGTGGCTACCACTGGGCTGGCAGACGGTGACGCCTTCACAAAAACTGCCCGCAGAAAGGGATTTACCATGCGTCACGTGATACGGCCAGCACACGAAGCCTTTCATCAGATCAACCCGAATCAGCGCCTTGTCCGGCTGTTGAATTTCGCTTTGGACGGCGTGATCGAGAAAATCTGCCATCAACCGAAATATGAAAAATGGCTGAAATGGGCCTCTGAGTGGAAGTCTGGTCAATATTCTCCCCAGCAATGTGTCGATATATCACACCTTTGTCGGGACGGACGAGACAAAATAGACCTCATGGTTTGGGGTCCGTTAGCCCAACTGGCGTGGGCCGCCAAGGAAGCCTGCTACAGTACCCCAAAGGGTGGATGGTACGTCCTGTTCTACATCGCGGACGCCATGATCGCGTTTGGCGTCGCCTTTCCTGATGATACTTCTCTGTTGCGGCTGGACGCCCCTACGGAAGATGCCAAGCCCATAGCTGGCGAGATAACGCTGGACGGAGAGGACTGACGCTCAATGCGCGGTCCCCCCGCGTTTATGCGTCTTGCGTGCAAAGGCTGGTTCCGGCCACTCCGGCAGTCCGAGCATGATCTTGGCGAAACAAAGGCCGCGTGCCAGCTCGGTCACAAATCTGGCCTGCCGGTGGCGATCTGCCACCCGTCGTTGCCCGCGCCAAGGCGTCGAACCGCTGCGGGCTTACCGCACCCACAAGAAAGCCCTTGCATATCCTGCCTTTCAGCGGGGATGCTTGGAAACCTGAGCCTATCTTGCCCAGCAGCCGGGTCGATCCCTGGCAAGGATCAGCAGCGTCGGGAGACGCCGCAAGGCTGCCAGGACGGGGGTCTGGTCCACCCAAACAGGACAGCGTGCGGGGTATCACCGGCTTGATAGTTCGGGCGTGCTGGTGCGTCGATTGACACCAGAGGACGACGACTGAGGCGCAGGAGTTCCCCGCTTCGTTCGTGGTTCGGCGTGCCTCCTGCGACTGTCTGGGCTGCCCGGTTTGGCAGGCAGGACGGCGGGTGGCTGGTACTGTACAAGGCTAGGAGTTGCTTAAAAACTCGGCCCAGAGAACGCAACAAGATTGCGCGGCTAATCCGACAAAGCACTTCCTATCCGACAATAATTCGGGCATACTGCTGGTGCTGAAACGGAGAACGTGTAGTGGCTCAGCAGAAGAAGGCGGTGAAGGTGTCCTATCAGGTTCGTTGGGGCCATCCGCGTATGCGCGTACTGAAGGGTCATCCCAAGCGGGCGGCTCGTCGCCAGCGAGCTTTGGCGCGGCAAATTGCCGCTATGACCGAACCGAATCACGCGTGACCGCATCCGAGTTCGAATCCGCCCTCCGTACCATAGGCTGGTCCCATCGTCACGTTGCCCTCCTTCTGGGCTGTCACGTGGACATCCCGATCAGGTGGGGGAAGGGGATTGTAGAGGTTCCGGCGTCGATAGGGCGCTGGCTGGCTGGCTTGGAGCGGGTTCACAGGCGGTCCAAGGCGCCGGAGGACTGGCGGCTGCGGGCTAAGAATGGGACGCGGACGCCCATGGTGGATGTGAGTTGGGGGCGGTAGGAATGTGTGATTGTGACGCGCCGCAAGCCTTCTATTCGACTGAGCGCAAGGCGCGGGTGGGACATCGGTGCTGTGAGTGCTTCGAGCCAATCCTCCCCGGAGAGAAATACGAGTACGCCCAGTGGCATTTGGGATGGCCGCGCGTCGTCATACAAGACATGCCTACGGTGTGCCGGTGTCCGCAAGTGGTATGTCGCCGAGGCGCTTCCGAGACACGAATGCGGACCGTGTTTTGGCGAATTATGGCAGCACGCCACAGATCACGGCAACGCGTGTACCATCCAGGAATTGACCGCCTCTGCGGTGGAGTCGGGCTATTTCCAGCCGTTGGAGCCAAAGGGGAGCGCCGCCGCATGATAGACGAGCGCGGTCTCACTGTCGAGGAGCTTTGCCGCCTGTGTGATGTAAGTCCATCGCAGGCCGAACGGGCGATTGAGAACCTGTTGCGGCGCGGACTAATAGAGGAAGTTAATCCATCCGTGGACACAACCCAGCAGAGGGAATCGAGATGACCGACGCGGAACTGGTGGCTTTCGTCGGCATTACGGACCTAGCGCCAGACCTGCAAACGAAGTTCATTTCTGGCCTGACGGCGGATAGGCGCGCGACCTATGAGCGTATGCACCAAGTGACGGTAGAGCTTGACCTATGGCAAGCCGGTCTCGGTCCAAAGCCAGAGGGCGTGATTATCACCCGCGAACGAAAGGGGCGTATCCGATGACCGACGAACCCACGGAGTTCTGCCAGCGCCACATGGGCGGGTATATCCCGGTCGAGCGTGGCGTTGACCTGTACGCCTGTGTCCATGGCGAGTTCAACCAGCCGTGCCCCAAGTGCGCTATTGGCGTGGCTTTAGGGCGCCTCTACGCTGAGAATCCGCACATGCCTGTCATGGCGCAGGAGGTCACGGCCAGGGACGCGCGCATTGCCGAGCTGGAGGCTACTAGCGAGGCGGCGTCGGTTTTGGTCAAGCTACTACAAGAGCGCATCGAGCAGGACCGTGGCGCGTGTATAGCAATGCGGGCCGAACGGGACGACCTCGCGCGCCGACTGGCAGAAAGTGAGGAGATAGCGCGCATTCGGTCTGACCACATAGCGGTCTTGGAGGCTAAGAACGCGGACCAATCCCGGCGGCTGGCGGACCTGGAGAATCGGGCGACGGTGAAGATAGCGGGTCACTGGACGGCACCCGTGGCTATTCCGATCACGGAAGGCCCTGCGTCCATGCCGCAGAACGCGTTGGATCACAGCGCATGACCGGCTTGCGTCAGTTCGACCGATCGGCGACGCCGCGGCGATACATCTACCGCGACGGCGAGACGGGAGAATACTGGGAGGCGATCGGTTGGATCACACACCCGGCTGCGATCCTTCGCAACATGCGAACCGGCGAGCAGCACGTTGAAGTCATCGGTTGCCGTAACGCAGAACGGTTTGTGGAAATGTGCGAGAATAGTCTGTGGGAGGTCCACAACCTTGATTGATACCCGCAACCCTGCGCCCATCTGGCCCTGCGGTGGGCCGCACACACGCCAACAACTGACACGAAGCCTAAGACGCCCCGCCAGTTGGCGAGGGCGTTTCTCAGGTGGAAGGCCACCCAGGAAAAAGCAACTAATTGAACTACCCCACGGTCCCTGCTACAACCGTCTCCTTGATATATGGGGAACCGGGTGCGGATTAAGCGGTTCGTGGGTCTGGTAGCATGGCTGTCGTTTGTCGTCGCTGCGCAGGCAGCGACATCAGGCGAGGATCAATATTGGCTTTCGACAACATCTCCCAACGTCCCTGCTGCGATGGGCTACAAGCAGGAAGAATGCACCAAAGACTGCCCCGTCTTTTTTACGCTTACGGGCAATCCTACCATATCTATTGATGTAGATACTCAATCGGCATCCCATAACCAGAGCCGGGTGACACCCCCTCGATAATTGCATATGCTAGCTCTCCGACTGCGCGCGATATATCGACGCCAGCGATAAAAACTCCCGAAGATATCATGTGGCCGGCACCGTAAGTCTGGGCAAGCTGCCCTACGTCTGGGGGAAAACCGAACGGCTCGGCATCAATAATGCCGATGACTTTATTGTTCTCGTCGATCAATGGCCCACCAGATGCCCCAGGAGAAATTGGCATCTGCACCCTAAGATAATCAAATGGAGCGCTCGACTGGATTACGGCCAAACGTCCCTCTCTAGCGAGCCTCCTTGTCCGATCGCTGGCGTCTAGTCTCGTCGGACCCAAACTCTCGACCTTGTGTCCCGCCGGACCCCCGCTCTCGATAACCACACAATCCTACAATCCGTCGTGCAAGTCAACACCAACGCACGTAATAATCTTGCGTTCTAACCAGCTACCATCTTATGCTCAGATCAGTTAAATAACACTCATGGCAAAGCGATCTTCTACTCCTGGGTCATGGAAGAAGGGTCAGTCTGGCAATCCGGGCGGCAGACCTAAGCAAATCGTCGATGTTCAAGCCCTCGCCCGTCAGCACACGCCAGAAGCCATCAAACGCCTGACTTTCTGGATGGCTAGCGATAATCCCAAAGCCTCGCCAATGGCTTGCGTAGCGCTGTTAAACCGGGCGTGGGGCAATCCAGTGCAGCCGAATGAGCTGACGGGTAAGGATGGCGGCCCGATTCTCCATGCGATAGAGGACAACCGCGCGCCGATCGAGGACTTGATTGGCCGAGCGCTCGCCGTGACCAAAGAGGCAGAGGAAACGCGGCACTAAGTCGTTGACTGTAGGGACAAGCTGGATTACTGTCCCCACAATGTCCGGACAGGCGAAAACTGAGGTGGTCGAGATCAGGGTGACGCCAGCAGAACTGGCCGACTGGCGTAAGCGGGCGCAGGTCCACTCCGTCTCCATGTCCGAGCTGATCCGGCGTCAGATGCGCGGCTCAGTCCTGGAAACGGGCGATAAGCATTGGGGACCATCCGAGCGCCAGCTCGTTCCAGTCGCTCCCAAAGCTAATATCGTCCAGTCGCTGGCTCGTACTGAGGTTACGCCCCGCTTCCGAACGGGGAAGGCGAAATGAGATTAGTCCGTGGTCCGTTTGATGCCAATGGCCGCGTTGTCGTAAGTATTCAGTGGGGCAAGGACGGCTGGCGATTTGGCGTCGTTCTACTTGACGGCTGGCGTTCTTGGTTCATCGGCAAGTACCGGATTCTCTCATGACCCAGCTTAACCACTGCGCCACCCATGGCATGTTCGCGGGCGAACTCTGCCCGCGCTGCGGGTCTGGATTGTCTGCGTTAGGCGACCAAGGCCGACTCGGGGCGCCCATGCCGCAAGCCATATCTCCCCCAGGCGAGCCGATCCCGTCCGAGACGCTCAACGAGCTGGCGAGCTTCCTCATGCAAGCCGCTGCAACGCCATGGGATGTTGCCCGAGGCGATGAGCATGAAGTGGCCAGACGCATTGCCAAGGCGGCTGTAGAGGCCATGCAGAGCCGCCAATGGTGGCGACTGGCCTTCATCGAGGCGCTGCGGGCGCAGGAACCACAGACAACGCCCAAAGTTACCGAATATAACCCCATGCAAGCAGCGGCACAGGCAGCCGCCAAGGCGACCTATGAAGCCATAATGAATGCCCCGATGAGCAATTGTCTGGGCAGTCCGCCCAAACCATGATCCCGCTTCCCACTGACCGCATCCACTCGCTCCGGTTCTATCGCCAGATAGAGCTGGACGCGAAAGCGGCCGGTGGGGAGGCTTGGCGCGAGGCTGAGCGCTGGCTAGGGCGTAATGACCTGTTCTACCTGTTGGTCCGATTGCTAAGGCGTCCTGACCTAAACCACGACTGGCTGTTCCAGCGCTGCCGGGAGGTCCAGGCTAACCCGGATGGTATGTTGGACCTATGGGCACGCGAACATTACAAAGACCTAGCGACTGATACACCAGTTCTCACGGCTAATCGTGGCTGGGCAACGCATGGTGACCTTTCCGTTGGCGACCTAGTATTCGCGCCTGACGGCCAAGAGGTGGCAGTGTTAGCGGTTACTCCACATTTCACTGACTCCGCTTGTCGGATGGTCAGGTTCAATGATGGGGCATACCTCATAGCTGGGGCGGGTCATCAGTGGACGTTGCGTCGTAAGATTAGACGCCGGGTTGGTAAAAAAGATCGACGGACGGACTTCGCGCAGGAAATCGTCACCACTGACGAGATGCGCCAAATGAGAGGTCGCCGTGATGTTGGTGTCTGTGCTGCGCTCAGATATCCGGAAATAAAATTACCTTTGGACCCTTATGTACTAGGCGCTTGGCTTGGGGATGGAACTTCAGGAGGACCAAAGATCACGGCTGCTCATTCCGATGCAGATCATATGGAGGAAGTTCTATCCCAAAGCGGCGTTGGAGTTGTTAGAGTTAAGCATTCCAATGCGGTGTCCCTGAGAATAGGGAGCGGGGTGCGAGGCAATCGGTTCTCGTCTGATGTAATGAATGCCCTAAGAGACTTAGGGTTGGTGCGAAACAAGCATATTCCCTCCATCTATAAGCGGTCGTCCATTTACCAGCGGCTCCGTTTGCTCTGGGGTCTCATGGATACGGACGGTCATTGTAACACAAGAGGGACCGCAACCTTTGTGCAGTCCAATACGTGCCTAGCGAATGATGTCTACGAATTGGCATGTTCGCTTGGGCTTAGGCCCAGACAGCGCCGTTACGTTGGAAAGTACAAAGGAGGCCAGAATGTCTTTTGGCAAGTGTCATTCCAAGCACATAAGGACCGAAATCCGTTTTTAATGCCACGCAAGGCTGACCGTGCTATCTATGCGCCTTTGCACCGCGATACCCGAATGGTTGCCTCAATTGAACCGATCCCGTCAGTCCCCACTAACTGCATACAGGTGGAAGGAGGGCACTATTGCGTGGGGCACCAGCTTATCCCCACGCATAACAGCAGCATAATCACGTTTGGTCTGACCGTCCGCGATGTGCTGTGCAATCCAGAGATTACCGTTGGCATCTTTAGCCACACGCGTCCAATCGCCAAGGGCTTCCTGAAGCAGATCAAGCGGGAACTAGAGGACAACGAATGGCTGAAGCACCTCTATCCTGAGATACTCTGGCCCGATCCTGCTCGTCAGTCGCCTAAATGGTCTGAGGATGGAGGATTGATCGTCAGGCGGCAGGGCAACCCCAAAGAGGCAACCATTGAGGCTTATGGCCTTGTAGACGGCCAGCCTACGGGCGCTCACTTCAAGCTGCGGGTGTATGATGACGTGGTACCAGAGATCATGTCGCCAGAGATGGTGAAGAAAACCACCGATGCCTGGGATATGTCGCAGAACCTTGGGTCTGATGCTGGCGTGGTTCGATATATCGGAACCCGCTATCAGCTTAATGACACGTACAGCACCATCATGGAGCGCAAGGCGGCTGAGCCGCGTATCTTTCCCGCAACGCACAACGGACGGTTTGACGGCCAGCCGGTATTCTGGAGTGATGAACGCTGGGCCGACAAGCTACGGACTTCAAGCCGCCAGATTATTGCAGCGCAGCAATTGCAGAACCCGATGGCGGACGACGAGGCTACATTCCGTACGGAATGGCTGAAGGCTTACGAAGTCAGGCCACGGACACTGAATGTCTACATCATGGGCGACCCTAGCGCTGGGCGGCATGCGACGAGCGACAACACAGCTATTGCTGTGGTCGGGATTGCGTCCAATGGAGCTAAGTTCCTCCTCGATGGGGTTTGCCACCGCATGACGCTCTCCCAACGGTGGCTGGCTCTCAGGGGGTTATATCACCGCTGGTCGAAGATGCGCGGCGTCCAGCACATTGCTGTGGGCTGGGAACGGTTCGGTATGCAGGCCGATGAGGAGTACTTCCGGGAGCAGATGGACCTGGAGCAGCGGCGCAAGATACCGAACGCCTATTTCCCGATCCTAGAGCTTTCATGGCCGCGCGAGGGCGGGAACTCCAAGCAGGAGCGGGTGCAAAGGCTGGAACCGGACTTTCGGAACGGCCGGTTCTTTCTGCCGGGACCGGTGCTGCATGAAGGGAAGGCCAAGGTCTGGCGGGTCATTACCGATAGCGAATCCCGCGATCAGGGGTCTATTGTATATGACGACTGGCGAGGGGATTCGCGGGTCATGAAAGAGGCGCTGGAGGGCGGGAGCGAGGACTTGATAGCGCGGGCTCTGATTACGCGAGACCCGACGCTGCCCAGTCCAAGGGCCGGGGGAGGGCGGTACGACGTGACGTGCCGGTTTCTGGAGGAATATCGGATGTTCCCGTTCGGGCTGCATGACGACCTGCTGGACGCCTGTTCGCGGCTGTATGATATGGATGCGATGGCTCCGGCTCCTCCATCGAGGACGCGGGAAGTGGTCAGGGTGTATGCCGATGGTGTCTAGGCAGCGCAGGGGATTTACAAATGAGGACAGACTCGACGCAGTAGTGAAGCGGGTACTGAGGAGGTTTGGGCCGTTAATTCTCCCTCGAAGCCGGCAGGAAGGCATCGTTCAGCAATTCGGCTCCTGGGATCGTTGGGCTGCATTTGCTGCCGCTGTGAGGACTGAATATCGGAAAGTGTATGCCGATGTGGTATGAGCCATGAATCCCACCAAGGCGATGTATGAGGCGGCACGAGCGCTTATCGCCGATCCCGCGCATTACCGGGCGCAGGCTCGCTGGGGCTGGGCTTGGACCAAGGAAGGTCTGATCTGTGACGCCAACAGTCCGCAAGCGGCTTGCTGGTGCATTGCTGGCGCTATTGCCCGTGCGGCTGGCGAGGACATGCCGAACGAGCATATGCTGAAGCCGCTCGGCGCTGTGCTGGCACCGGCTAAGGATGGAGTGCGCTACCGGGTGGCTCGCTGGGCTGACATGCACGACCACGCCGAAGCACTGGCGCTATTGGACCAGTGCATTTCAACAATGGGAGACGATAATGGGCGATAGGGAGCCATGGCAGACTCACGTAGAGCAGGAAGCGATCGATCTTCACAAGGGGATAACGCGACTAGGAGCCTTTCTGGTATCCCCGGCTTATGGATCAGTTGATCATGCGGAAGCGGCCCTTCTGCATGAGCAATATATGGCGATGACTGCCTATCTCCGGGTATTGTCATCTCGGATGCTGCATTGGGCAAGGCAAGCCGAATCGAAGGCCAGATGGGACCGCCAAGGCAAACAATAGGGAGACGATCATGCAGGTAACACGTAGCGAGCTGGAGACGGTGGCGAAGGCGCTGTATGGCCAGCAGGAGGAGCCGCTGGAGGGGGCGTTTCTGGACCAGTGGTGCAAGATGGCGAAGCGGGCGACGGACGCCATGCCCGAGCGCACGGTTCCTGTTCCAATGGTTCGGACGCGATCAGCGCGGGCGGCTGCGTAGCTTTCCGTTGCCGACTCGGATGCGACGTGCTAGGGGATGCTCCCCACTTGAAACATTCCGTGTTGATCGCAGACTGAGCCGCCCGCTCCCCTCCTGGACTGGGCGGCTCTTTTCGTTGGGGCACTAACGCATAGACAGGCGTATATGCGAATGGTATAGACGCGCCTGATTGTGAGGAGCGCCGATGCCCTGGGACGCGCGCAGCTTTGCTGAGAAGCACAACCATAAGCTGAAGGGTCCGGCTGCTGCAAAGGCGGCGGATCAGGCTACCACGCTCGTTAACAAGGGTATGCCAGAAGGCGAAGCCATCGCCATTGCGAACAAGACGGGCGACAAGGCCATGCGGCCCAAGGGTTCGCCCAAATCCCGCGCCGAGCATATGGGGCGCCTCACCGAGCACCACACACAGAGCCAAGTCGGCAAGCTGTTCGGCAAGCACCGATCCACGGTCAGCCGCTCCGTTATGCGGCAAGGGTTCACAGGGGGAGGAAGTGCCCGTGACTAACATGGTCGATCAGTTGCCGTGGTGGGTGTCATCCAACCCGGACCATCCTGCGGTCAAGCGGATGTATGCCGCGATTGCCGAAGTGGCCCGTGAGGCGGCATCAGATGCTGCATCGCTATTCGAGCCAACCGCCCCGGAGCCAGCGCCAGAACCTGTCGAGGTGACGCCGCTGCCGGAACCCGAGCCAGAGGCGCCAGTGGCTGAGGCCGAGCCTGTAGCCCCACCGGAAGCCCCGCCAGCGGAGGAACCGACCGATGGCGCTACTTAGCACCAAGCGGCGCAACGCGCTGCCCAAGTCCACCTTTGGACTGCCGGGTGAACGCAAGTATCCCATGCCGGATGCTGCACATGCGAAAAACGCTAAGGCTCGCGCTTCGCAGGCAGTGAACGCTGGTCGCATGTCTCCGGGTGTGGAGGCCAAGATCGACAGTAAGGCCAACAAGCTACTTGGGGGTGGCCACAAGACCCAGACCCTATCGCCCATCAAGACCGATCGCGGCGACTTCAAGGTCAAGGGCTGACATTGGCCTACGTTTCCTCTCCCGCGCCGCCGACTCGCATCCTCTCTTGGCGTCAGATGGTCCAGGAGGCGGACCCGAACTTTGTCCGTCTGTCCCTACAACCGTGGGTGTATGAGTTCAGCAACGGGCGGCTGTTCGTGGATACGCTGCCAACCTACCCGAATAATCCTGACAGCGGTTTGACGAACACTGGTGGCGCCTTGATGTGGGATGGGGCCAACAAGCCGTGGCCTACGTCACCAGCAGGCTTGCCGCCTGGGGCTGTGTGGTGGAGTCCTGGCGGGTCTGGGATCGACGCTATCGTGGTCGTTCCTGGTGGGGTCAGGCAGCCTGGAGCGCCGCCCATGACCTTTGGCCGGATTACGTCCGACCAGCTTCTGGCTACAGGAGCCAGCAACCTGTCAACAACCTCACCGCCGGCTGGCAGCGGGATTCTATGGATAGGCTTTAACTTCCAGCACGGCGCTCAACAGGTGATACGGGTAGCATGACAGTTCCAACGCGCAACGTCGGCGACGGGGGCTATAGCGCCCTCAATGTCACAGCGGCCACGCAGCTCTTTACTGGCGTTGGCACGATCTACCGGGTGGTGGTGAACGTCAGCGCCGCCAATGCAAGCTATGTGATCGACTCGGCGGGGACCACGCAGGCAGCGGGGAATACCATTCTGACCATTCCGGCCAGCACCACAGCAGGGACGGTCTACACGCTGAACTGGCCATGTCTGACTGGCGGGGCGATCATACCGGGCGGGACGGTGACGCTGGCGGTCAGCTTTGCGCAGGGGAATGAAGGGTGAAACGCTACACTTTCCTTGGTGCGCTGCTGATTCTGGTCTGTGCGTTTATCTCTCCCGACACAATGCGAGGGACCGATCTAGGAACAGCCGGTCTCTTTTATGGGGGCACCAATCCCAACACGAACTACTATACGATGAATGCCCTGATAGCTAACGGCTATCCATGGGTTAGCTTCCTGGACGGGAGTACGCAGACGACGGCGCTTCCGACCCCACAGAACTACTATCTGTCATCCCACCACGAGGGAACGCCGCAGCAGAATCTGTACGTTTCGGCGTCCTCTGACGGTATCAACTGGAAGGATATAGTCCAGCAGCCTCTCTATACCGCGACTGGAGGCGAGTACATCAATTCGCCGGTAATGACGTTCTGGAACGGCTACGCCATTTTCGCGTGGCTAAACCAAGTGACGGCACCCACATCATCGTTCGGCTTTCTTGTCTGCCAGGGCGGCCTTGATCCGACCAGCAGTTCGCCCGCATGCACCTACGCCGACGTTTCCGTTAGCATTCCTGGGGCGACGGCAAATGAGGTGATCTGGTCGCCGTACTGGCTAATCGATAGCAGCTACAATTTACATCTGTTCCTGGCTATTTCCCCTGACTGTAAGCCGACTGCTGGCGCTTGTTCGTCTAACGCGGAAGGCATGAATATCTGGGAAATCCATCCGACCAATCCGACCGCCATCCCTACGTCGTGGACGTGGAGTACGCCAGTCGAAGTGACGGGTACCAATATCCCGGTGTCATCTGGCACCACTCCCGGCATCTTCAACGAAGCTGTGGTTCAAGTCGGCAGCAAATACAACCTGTTCTACAACAACGCCAACAACAGCTACTACGTCGAGGGCGGCACGTCATCGGCTCTGCTCACAAATTACACCGTCACGACTCGAACTGGAAACTGGGCAGGTTGGATGACGAGTGGCACGACCCAAGGAGTGAATCTTGTTCATGTTGGGCCAAATCATTGGCGCATGTATGCCGATTACAATACGGACAACGCGGAGGTCTACTCCGATTGCGCAAGCGAGAATTGGGATACCTGCACATGGTCTGCGGTGGCTCAGATCGGCCGCAATGATGGGCGTGTCGAGCATCAGGGTACATATCAGATTTTCCCGCCATCCGCCGCCAATCAGTTTGTTACGCAACTTCTGGCCGCTCATGCCGTGACGGATTCAAACGGGGTGGCCTATTTCAATATAGGGAACATTGCCGTAGGCAATACCTATAACGGCAGCACCGGATGGACCGGGAATCGCACCGCGATGTTCATGAACGACGGCACGACTGAGGCTTTTTCCCAGATAGTAAATGGCCTATACGTCGGAACGCTGAACAGCGAACCACTCAATCTTTCGACTAACAATGTTGTACGTCTCTCGTTTGCTGCGGGTGGCGCTGCAACTCTCAATACGACGCTCACTGCTGCGAACCTGTCAACGTCCGGCACCATTGCTGGGGCGCTTTGCGCTACGTCCGGCGGTCTAATCCTTTATGAAAGCGGCGCGACAGGTTGCACGATTTCCCGTGAGGACTTGAAGCTGAACATCTCTCCTTTGATGCAGGCTTCCGCATTCCATGATATCATGGCGCTTGAACCGATCGCCTTCAACTTCAAAGACCCAAAGGTTCCTGGTCGTCGCTATGGCTTCGGTGCGTTCCAAGTTCATGGCGTCAATCCGGTGCTATCGACATTCGATGGCAAGGGCGCAGTGCAGGCTTACGATCCAAACGCCATCCTGGCCGAGTTGGTCGTCATGGTTAAAGCCCAGCAGCGCGAGATTGAGGCGCTGAAGGCGAGACGCCACTAGTGGAAACCATCCTCACAGGCTCTGGGGCCACGCGGGCGGCAGACGAAGCGTTGTGCCTTGTGATCGGGCGCGATCTGACCGAGACCTACCCCGGCTATGGATGGGACGTAGGAGCAAACCATGAGGCTGGCGTGATCGCCATTAAGCTGGCGGTTCCAACGCTGGGCGGCATGGCCCAGCCCGGCTTTCTGGTCCACATATCCACGGCTGTAGGGCCGGGAGGGCAGAAGAAGGTCCGCGAGGCTGGAGGGGAGATACTGGAGCGCTGGCGGTTGCAGCGCGATCAGGCGCCTCGGGATTGGGTACAGCGGGCGCAGGAGAACGGTCTGGACAAGGGCAACATGGTCCTGAAGTCGAGGTACTGAGTGTCTGGCCGTCTTACGCCGCCTGATATCCAACAGGGTCCGTTCGGCTTTGAACCGTCTTATTCGTCCAACTTTGAGAACCCCAAAGGCGAGCGTTCACCGATTCTGAGCAACTCGGATGCTGTGCGGCTTGGGGTGGAGATATTCGAGTCGTCCACCAACTGGATCAACGCTGGTCGTCGGGCGCGATGGAACGACAGCCTGCGGGCGTTCCAATCCCTCCATCCGAGCGGATCGAAGTACTTATCGGGTGATTACCGCTACCGCTCCACTATGTATCGGCCCAAAACCCGCGCGATGGTTCGCCGGGACGAAGCGGCTACGGCGGCGGCGTTCTTCTCGAATGAGGACGTGGTTTCCATCACGGCCGCTGATGATGACGACCCCATGCAGCAGGCCAGTGCCGAAGTCCTGAAGGCACTCCTGCAATACCGACTGGCCAACGCCGATCAGAACCAGCGCATTCCGTGGTTCCTCACGTTGGTTGGCGCACGTCAGGATGCCGAAGTCATGGGTATCTGCGTCGGCAAGGTAGGTTGGGAATATGAGGAACAGTTCCTCCGTTCCGAGATGCGCCCCGTTATGGGACCGGATGGGATGCCAGCCTGGGATGACGCTCTGGGCCAGCCGCAAATGGAGTCGGTTGACCTCTACAAGAAGATCAAGGACCGGCCCTACGCCACGCTGATATCCCCAGAAGGCATCCGATTTGAGCCGGGATGCGATTGGCGCGATCCTGTCAGATCAAGCCCGTATCTGATCGAGCTATGTCCAGTCTATATCCAGGAAGCCCGCGACCGTATGGAACCCCAACGGGGAGCGCCTGCTGAGTGGCTTTCGGTATCAACGTCTGCCCTCCAGGGCGCGACGGATCGGGATGACGACGTAACCCGCCGCACGCGTGAGACTGGCCGTGTGCCAGGGAAGGACCATGACGCCTGGAAGCCGAAGGACTTCGATATCTGCTGGACCCGCTTGAACATCGTCCGGTGGAAAGGGGAGGACTGGTGTTATCGGACATTGGGGAGCGCTGGGGAACTGCTGGAGGCGCCGAAGCCGCTGAAAGAGGTGCATCTGCATGGCGAGCGGCCTTATGTCGTTGGTTGTGTGGTGTTGGAGACGCACAAAACCTACCCGAGCGGCAAGGTGGAACTGACGACCGATCTACAGAGAGCCGCCAATCAGGACTGGAACTCGCGCTTTGATGCCGTAATGTTAAGCCTCCAGCCGCGCCAGTTCATCCGCGAAGGCAGCGGGTTGGATGTCAATGATCTTCGCACGTTCATGCCGGGTAAGACGGTCTGGATCAAAGGAAAGTCAGGCGAGCCGCTGAATAGCGAAGTGATGTGGGACCGGCCGCCATCCGTGGATCAGGCCAGCTTTGCCGAGCAGGACCGCATCAATCTGGATTGGGATGATCTGACAGGGGCATTCACTAACTCGTCCGTACAGGCATCCCAGGTCCAGGAGCAGTCCGCCACTGGTATGCACCTGATGTCTGGCGAGGCGTCAGGACTGACTGAGTATGAGCTACGGTTGTTCAGCGAGACGTGGGTTGAACCCATGCTGCGGCTGCTTATCAAAGTAGAGCAGGCGTATGAAACCGACTCGGTTGTGCTGGCGCTGGCAGCGAAGCAGGCACAGTTATTCCAACGGTTCGGTATCTCTGAAGTCACTGACGAACTGCTCAATGGTGGTGTGACGACTAAGGTTAATGTTGGGATCGGGGCGACTAACCCGAACATGAAGCTGCGGAACTTCGCGACTGGGGCGGATATCATCGGTAAAATCTTCGGCCCCACGGCTGCAATGGGAGCCAACTTCCAGGAGGTATCGAAGGAGGTATTCGGGCTGCTCGGGTATAAGGATGGCCAACGGTTTTTCCAACCTGGTTTTGATCCGCGCGTGGCGATGCTTCAGCAGCAGATGGCGAAGATGCAGAAGGGTGGCACGGAACATCAGCCGCCGGATCAGAGCCGGGTACAAGCAGCCCAGATCACTACACATGGCCGCATTGTCGAGCAGCATTTGAAGTCTCAGACGGACGAAAAGAACTCGCAGATGGACTTTGCCCGCGAGCATATGTCCGAGCAGGCCGAGAACTGGCGGGCGTGGCTGGATACCCAGCGTGCGCTGATGGAGTCACAAGCCGCAGCGCAGCAGAGAATGCACCCGGCGATCAGGGAGGCTGGACTGGCGCCACAACAGCCGCAACATGCCACCCAGCAAGCCCCACAGACGCCTCCCGCCCATCTCTTGCGTGAGGGTCATGTGACCACATTCGGCAACGGCCAGCGCTGGCGTATGCGCGGCGGCAGGGCGATGCAGGTATGATGGACACTTCCTGGGACGTTATTCAGCACGAACCAGAGGAGGACGGTTCCGAGCAAGTCAATACCGCGATGGTGGCGGCGAATGCTGCCCAGCATGCGGCTCGCCTTGTCGAGCAGAGGGTTGAGGAAGGCAAGCAGATCGCGGAGCGAGTGGAAAAGGGCATTCAGGCAATCGGGGGTTATCTGGAGGAAGCCGCCGCAATGTTGGACGCCATCAGGCATGAAGGCGCGGAACTGAATGAACTCAGGGAATGCATCATCGGCGAGATGCAGAAAATCGCGGATGGTGGCGTTAGTGAGATGCGCAAGATCGCAGAAGCTGCGGCCCCGCATCGGGCGGCGTCTGATGATCTGGGTAAAGTTCTGCGTCAGATGACGGCGGCATTCGAGCGGTTCGCTGATAAGATGGAAGCCCGCAAGCGTATTGTCCGTGATGGGCAAGGTCAGATTATCGGTATCGAGACGGTGAGGGGGAAAGAGTAGGTGGAAGATTGGCAACCGCTACCATGGCCGTCAGGCGTCATGGAGCCGCCGTATAGGAGGCTAACGGCCGAGGAGTCGCGCGAACGTCGATTGCATAACGCCAAGGAAGCTAGGCGCCTCGCGGCGAGACAGAATAACGAACTCAGGCAACTCACGGCCGAACTAGCCGATTCATTGGAGGCCAATGATGGCTATTGAGAATATCAATGTCGGCGAAGTGGTCTGCGTCGGCATGTCAGCCGTAGCCGGAGCCAGTGAGCAGGCCGGTGCGAAGGGCTGGTACAACCTGACCTGTTACGATGATAAAGGCATGCCGATCTGGACCGACCGGGTTGATAACGTAGTCTGCACGCTCGGCAAGAACGCTACATTCGCTGCTGCCTTGCAGGGGTCGTCCTATACCGTGACAGGACCGTATATGCTGCTGATTTCCAGCGCGTCGTTCTCGGCGGTCTCGGCGGCGGATACGATGGCATCGCACAGTGGCTGGCTTGAGGCGGGAAGCGCGAATGCCCCTATGTTCTCTGGCACTCGGCCCACTGTCTCATTCAATGCCCCCTCCAGCGGCACGATCACCAGTTCTGGCACGATTTCCTATGCCATCACGGGAACCGGGACCATCCAAGGCATCGCCATGACGTTCGGAACAGGCGCCACGAGCGCGATTGCCAACACGGGCGGCACGCTGCTTTCGGCCGGAACGCTTGGCACGGCACAGCCAGTCATCAACGGTAATACGGTTGTCGCGACCTATACGCTGACGATGTAGTCCTCGCGCGATGGGCACGCGCACATTTACCTCTGGGACCAGCTACGCCGCTGCGACAATGGCCAGCGATGGCGTCATTGCGGGAACTGTTCTGACCGTCCAGTGCTGGGCAGGAGGCGCCTCCGGTAGTGCCTCAAGTGGTGTAGGGGGAGGCGGCGGCGAATTTGCGCAGTCTAGCTATACTGTTACCTCGGGGGATGTTTCCAGCGGAATAACCTACGCAATTGGTACTGGTGGTGCCAACTCTAACGGTGGCAATACCACATGGAAATCCACCGTTATTGTCGCAGTCGGCGGTAAGGCTACTGGAGTCGGGGGCACAGGTGGTACTGGGACTATCCTATCCGATGGTGGTGCTGGCCATACGGCCGGCGGCGGCGGTGGCGCCGGAGGACCAGACGGTGCAGGTCAATCCAGTACTTCCACCACTGGAGGCGCGGGAGATGCGGGCTTAGGGGGTGCGGGTGGTGGCCCAGGTGCACCGGGAGCAGCAAACGCACTTGGTGGTGGTGGTGGTGGTTTCGGCACAAGCGGCCTAGTCGTTCTTGGTGGCGCTCCAGGCGGAGGCGGCGGGGCTGAGACAGGCGGCTCACACCCAACTGGCGCCAGCGGCCAGATCGTCATCACATGGCCTAGCGTCATCACCATCTCCATATCCGAAGCAGGCTCTGGTGCTAACACGATAGCGGAGACGATGACGGCTGCCGTGGCCGTCTCGGAGGCTGGCACAGGCGCAGATACCGTTGCCGAGCAGATGTCCGCTGCAATCGCGGCGATGGAGACGGCAACAGCCGCTGACAGCGTTACAGCGTCTACTACCGCTGAGACCGATATATCAGAAGCTGGCGCTGCTGCTGACACCGTTACTGTCTCAATTGGGGCCGAAACGGACATATCAGAAGCAGGGGCTTCGGCTGACACCGTGGCTCTGTCTGCCACGGGCGAAACGGACATAATCGAGACGGCAGCGGCGGTAGATGCGTTTACCCTTATAGTCCAAGGGCAGATCATTGTCCCTCAGACCGGAGGGCCGGCAGACGGCAAGGAGGATAGCTGGCAGCGGTATCTGGCATGGAGTCGCGCCAGATGGGAAAGACGCCAGAAGGCAGCGCAGGAAGTACCGAAGCCGGTACGGGCCAAGCGTCGCCGGAAGGAACTTCCGAAGATCGTTGCGGAACCACCGCCGGTTGTGCATATACCGTTCGACATAGAGGCTGTCCGGGCGGAATGGGAACTGCTCATGGTGCGGCAGGCGCTCATGAGGGACGATGAAGCAGCGGTAATCATGCTAACAGAGTGGATAATGTGAGCGATCTGACGCCAGACCAACTTGATGCCCTGAAATCCCGTGACAGCCGCTTTGCCGTGTTGGCAGAAGCAATCGCCGTTGAAGCCGATTTGCGGGACAATCCGACCATAAAACTCCTGATGGCGGCGGTTCGGCAGGACGCTGATGCGGCCATGGAAGAGTTGGCGGACCTGTCCGCAGCCGATCCGGTGGCGATGCACAAGGCGCTTGTCAATGTCAAGACACTTGTATATATAAGACGGACGCTGAACGCTTTGTTACAACGCGGCCAAGTGGCTGAGTTGGAAATAAGGCAAGAGGACGAGCGGCACGCCGAATGAGCGGGACGAACCTGGAACTGCCGGAGACCATGCACATTGAGGGTGAGACCCCCGATGAAGAGCATTCGTCTGGCGAACGGCAGGAGTCTCCCCGCGACAAGATAATGCGCGGCATTGCCGAGCGTGCCGAGCAAGAGCGTCAGAAGGAAATGGCCCAAGGGGCTGTTTACGACGCAGAAGCCAAGGCTGCGGGTCTGGTTTTCCCGACCGATGAGGAGCCAGAACCAGAGGTCCACGAGCCGGAGCCGGCGCAAACCGAGGCGCGTGTCCTCCCCACGCCTCCCGCATTGGCTCCGGCGCCCGATCCCACTATTCGGATGGTCCCTTTCGAAGGGCGCGAATATCCGGTCACTGACGAGCAGTACCAGCAGCTTGCCCGTTTGGGCATGGTCACGAACCTTGCCCTGCACCAGAACCAGCAGCCGCAGTACACGCCACCCGCAGAGCAGCCAAAGACTCCTCAGTTCACGCCTGACGCGCAGGCCATTCGGGATGCGGTCAGGCAAATCCAGTTCGGCGATCAGGACGCAGCGGCGGAAGCGCTCCAGAACCTGATCGTGGACGTGGTTGCCCGTAGCAGCGTCACCCAGCCCTATGTGGACCCGGAAGCCATTGTCCAGCGGGCCGCGACGGTAGCGCGGGAGCAGGCGCAGCTTGCGACCGACTCGCAAGTCATTCGGCAGGAATACTCCGATATCTTCGAGCATCCCCAGCGTACCATGCTGGCCAAGATGAACGTTGATGCCATTCGTCATCGGAACACGGTGACGGGTAAGCAGCAGTCCGACCTCGACATCTACAGGGAGGCAGGCAACGCGGTTCGAGACGCGATGAACCTGTCTCGGCCTGGGAGCGAGAATCCGCAGCCATCTCAGGCAGCGCCGACCGTCCAGTCACGGCAGGACGTTATCGAGCGCAAGCGAGCGGCTCCACGCGCAACGCAGATGGTTGACCGTCGTGCGCCCGCTCCAGAGACGCCGCGCCCGCCCAGCGGGTCGGATATTGTCGAACAGATGCGAAGGTCGCGAGGTCAGCTATCCATGAGATAGGAACCACCCATGGCTGGACAGCTTTGGGGCGTCAATTCGCTTGGTGGCTATATGTATTCGCTGGAGCTGTCGGACATTCTCCGCACCGCCGTCCAGCCGCTCTGCAAGTTCCGCCAGTTCTGCGACGCCAAGGACTTCACCGACAAGGGCTTGCACAAGGGCCAGATTTTCACCTGGAACGTCTACAATGACGTAGCCACCCAGGGGACAACCCTGGTGGAAACCAGCACCCTGAACGAGACCAACTTCACGATTGCCCAGGGCACTGGCACCGTGACGGAGATGGGTAACTCCGTCCCGTATACTGGGTTCCTGGATAACCTGTCGAAGCATCCGGTTCAGGAAATCATCAACAAGGTGATGAAGAACGACGCCAAGAAGGGCCTCGACGGGCAGGCTTGGTATCAGTTCAACGCCACGCCTCTGTTGGTGTTTGCATCTGCCGGCACCGGCACAGTGGGCACCAGCACCATCAGCGTGACCCTGAGCACCACCGGGACGACCACCATCACGAACTCGGTTGCGTTCTCCAATCTCCACGTCAAGTCCATCGTGGACGTGATGAAGGAGCGCAACATCCCGCCGTACATGGGCGACGAGTATTTCGGCATCGCATGGCCGACCACTTGGCGCCCGATGAAGAACAACCTGGAAGGCGTCTACCAGTACCGCGATGAAGGCTTCCAGATGATCTACAACGGCGAGATCGGGAAGTACGAAGGGGTTCGGTTCATCGAGCAGACCAACATCCCCCACGGCAACTACAACGGCTCCGGTTCCTACCCGGTGGCGGCGAACTTCACCACGTGGACCAATGGCCTGTCGGACTGGATTTACTTCTTCGGCGAGGACACCGTTGCCGAGGCGCTGGTTGTGCCTGAGGAAATGCGAGGCAAAATCCCCACCGACTACGGTCGTGCGAAGGGCATTGCCTGGTATTATTTAGGCGGCTTCGCTCTGACGCAGACCCAAGCGTTACAAGCACGCATAGTAAAGTGGGCATCTGCGGCGTGATGACGCATACTAATACCTTGACTGGCCGGGAGCAATATGCGCCAATCCCTCTCTTAATGCAAGAGAGGAAGAAGCCTATGAAGACCGGCCCGGAATGGGAGAAGCTGGACGATGAGTTGATCGCCCGGTTTCACAAGAGCTACGAGCGTCGTGGCGATGATGAGTGCTGGCCGTGGACCAAATCCCTTGTCGGGAAGGGCTACGGCCAGATCAAGGCAACCCGCCAGCGGCACAACCTCTACTCGCATCGGGTGGCCTACCTGTTATATCACGGGGAAATCCCCGCGAGGCGGCAGGTTCGGCACTCATGCGATAACCCGGTTTGCGTCAATCCGCATCACCTGTCTGTCGGGACAAGTGCCGATAACCATCAGGACATGCGGCTTCGTAATCGGCACCTGATAAACGGCCAGAGCATTCAGTCGTGCCTGACGTGGCAGAAGGTGCATGAGATACGGGCGCTTCTGGCGGTCGGATGTAAGCAGGGGGATGTTGCCGATCGCTACGGCATTTCTCAGACAACCGTGAGCAGGATCGCCTTAGGTCAGTCCTGGCGCCCTCTCAATGAAGGAGTGCAATGATGGCACAAGGCTCGTACGATCATCCCAGCTATCTCACGAGGCAGTCGATCAGCATCGCGAGTTCGGCTGGTGCGGCTGCCCTGACGGGGCAGAAGTCCTTCATCTCTGACATGCGGCTTCGCAAAGCGGTCTGCACTGTCCGGGTTGCTGGCACTTCGTCCGGTGCGGGAAACTCGGCTAACCTGATGGTGATTGGCACCTACATCACTGGCTTTGGGACTGGCGCGGGAACCACGCTGACCACCAATACGGGGACGAATACCATCGTGACTTTCGCGCTTGGTTCGTCTACGCAGGCGAGTGTTTCGACCTCTACCGACATGAACCTGCGTCTGGTGGCTGGTGCGGTACTCTACATCAAGAACGGCACCGATGCGACTGGCACGGCCGATCTTGAGATTGAGACGTACCTCGACCCAGAGGCGACCTGGACAGGACCGAACAACTGATGGGCATTCTCGGCATCGTCGTTGGTGTTGGCGGGGAGAGCGAGGAGGAGTCGGACTATCGGCCGGTTCCTCGCTCAGACCGGGGCAACGACGGCTATCGGGATCGTGGGCAGCTTGGGAACTATGCCACGAACGATGGCAAGCCGTGGCCCAATCCAGACGGCGTAAGGGTTTTCGCCGGGTATGGGGCGGATGATGCTGACCTTGAGAGGGGTTGGTGTGAGCCGCTGATTACCGAGAACCCTGCGTATCAGTTGGAGAACTACAAGGAACGGTCGTCCTTGCCGCGCGAGTCCGATGTGACGCCGGGCAATGTCGAAGCGGAGCCGGACGATTTCGAGTTCCGTATGCGTAACCGCCGGACGGAGGGTTTTCTGACCCGTCCGCGCATCCCTACTGAAAGGGGCTGACGATGGCACGTAAACACCCGGCGCCGCATGTGACCCATGAGGAGCACCCGGAACACCACCTCCACCATGACGTTCACAAGGGGCACATGCACCCTCGCCATGAGCATGGGGCGCACCATGACGGCCGCGAACGCGTGGGACGTGGGGCACATCATGAAGGCGCGCGTGGGGCACCGCACGAGATGGACGGCAATCGGGGCGAGCATGAGCCAACCGGGCGCGACGCGGCGGATACCCGTCCGTTCCTGATCCCTGACTTCGAGCTTCTGCCGCGCGATGATAGCGGCGGCCCGGAATGGACGCCCTATACCCAGGAATGGGGGGATGGTGGGTATGTGACCGGCCCAAAGGCCCATCTGTCGCCGGGTGGTGGCCGTGGTGGCGATCGGATGCGCGGTGATGAGATCGACCGTGGCGAGCGCGGCGAGGGTGGTTCAAGGCGCGAGCGCCGGATGGATTAAGGAAGAACCCCCCGGTGGCTGCCGGGGGGCGTCGTCTCTGTCGCAGTCTGTATCGACCTGTGAATATACAAAAGCGATGGAGATTTCAATGCCGAACAACCCAGAGCGTGCCAGCCGTGGCGGCGATGTCTCGGGCGAAACCCTGACCGATGTTGAAGGCGCGGTTGGTTCGCCGATTGAGGTCGCGGAGGCATCCTACGATCCCGGCTATGGACTCGGCGCTTCCCTTGATGAGCAGGGTCAGACTATGGCCGATCTGAAGCAGGGATTTTCGTCCTACGGCCCCAGCATTGGGGAGGTCGAGGAACGCAGCTTCCGTGGCCGCATCTGATGCCGGACATGGACTTTGACCGTGAGTACTACACCGTAGTTGATCTGGGCGCGGTGAAGTACCGGCAGGACGGGATGTATTTCCGAGCCGATGGGTCGCTGTTTGACGGCGACTGGGATACCGGGCGGGAAACGCAGGAGCGTCCTGCAAAGCAGCAGCCGAAATTGACGCTACCTCAGAGGAAAGTGCCGTCCGTCCAGGCGACGGTCTTTGGAACGGCGCAGGATGAGTGAACCTGTTTCGCTCATTGATCCTGACCGTGTGAAGTTCACCGCTGAACTGGCCTCCCAGACGCCTCCTGGGGCCTTTGTAGAGGTCGGGGTGTATAAGGGTGGGTCAGCCTATGTGCTGGCTTCCGTGGCCCGTGAGCAGGGCAGGGAATTGCATCTGTTCGATACCTTCAATGGCATTCCGTTCTCTGGTCCCGGCGACGGGCATAAGGTCGGGGACTTTGGGGACGCAAGCCTGGAGGCTGTGAAGGCGGCAATTCCCGATGCGGTTTTCCATGTCGGGGCTTTCCCTTACACGATGCCGATTGAGTTCCCGCCAGTGTCGTTTGTGCATTGTGACTGCGATCAGGTGGAGAGCGTGCGGGCGGTCATTGATATCTTCTGGCATCGGCTTCCGGTGGGGGGGATTATCGTATTCGACGATATGGACCAAGAGGGCTGCAAGCCGCTGATTGAGGATCGGATGCGGGGCTTTCTGCACCTCCAGAATGTGCGGTGGTTTGCCCGTAAGGAGGGTGTGTGACCTTCCGCCCAGAGTTATTCGGTGGCTGCGAGGCGGCCAAGATCGCGCCGATCATCGTGCCGTATCTCCAAGGCAAAGCACTAGATATCGGCTCTGGCCCCGGAAGCGTCTGGCCCACGGTTACGGGCATTGATACTGGCACTGATCGAGGGCGTCCGATTACCAATATCCTTGGCGATGGAACTAATCTGTCGGGCTTTACCGATGGGTCGTATGACAGCGTGTTTTCCTCTTTCCTGCTGCACCAGATCGAGCGGTCCAAGGTGCCAGTTGTACTGGAGGAGTGGTCGCGCGTTCTGAAAGTCGGCGGTTATCTGGTCCTCTATTTGCCGAACTCCTTTCTGGTCCCGATGGAAGGCGAGGAGTTCGCCGACCCGTTCCAGAAGTGGCAGGTCAACAGGGGCGATATCGAGACGCTGTTGCAGGACACCTCCTGCGGCTGGGAACTGGTCGAAAGCGAGGAACGCAGCGAGGACGATGAATACGGATTGCTCGTGGTGGCTCGTAAGCTGGCGGATAAGGAGTGGCGTGAGAATCTCTGGCAGAGAAATCCAGAGGGGAAAAAGCGGGCGCTGATTATCCGCTACGGAGCCATTGGCGATGTGTTTGTCATGGCGTCCATTCTGCCGGGACTTAAAGAGCAACGCTATCATATCACCATCAACTGCAAACCGGCGACCAAGGATGTTCTGGAGCACGATCCCCACATAGACGAATGGCTGATCCAGGCTGATGACTTCGTGCCAAACGAGACGCTAGGTCCCTACTGGAAAGGGTTGGAGCAGCGGTACGACCGGATCATCAACCTATCGGAATCGGTCGAGGGGCTTCTGCTGGCCCTCCCTGGACGGCTGAACCATGGCTATCCAGAAGAAGCTCGGCGATTGGTCATGGGCCGCACGAACTATCTGGAGCATACGTGCAATATCGCCGCTGTGCCCCACGAGTTCAGCAATTCCCGTTTTCACGCCACCGAAGCTGAGATGAAGCTGGCGGAAGTCACCCGACGCCAGATGGATGGTCCGGTGATCGTATGGGTGGTCAATGGTTCCTCCGCTCATAAGGTTTATCCGTGGGTCCATATTGTCGGGACATGGTTGCTGGAACGGACGCCCTGTCATTTGGTTTTGTATGGTGATCCTGGGGTGGGCAAGCAGCTTCAGGAAGGCATCATGAGCTGCCTGAAGCCTCGTGGAGCGGATATGCGCCGGGTCCATGGGATTGCGGGCGTGTGGCCCATACGGCGGTCCCTGTCGTTCCTGAAGGTGGTTGATTGCATCGTGGGACCGGAGACAGGTCCGATGAATGCAGCGGCGATGGAGAGCGTGCCAAAGGTCATCTACCTTTCGCATTCCTCGCACGAGAACCTGACAAAGCACTGGATCAATACGACGGTCCTCACGCCAGACATGGAACGCGCGCCCTGCTATCCGTGCCATCGGCTGCATCATACCTGGGAGTTCTGCCACAAGGACAACGAGACCGGCGCTGCTAAGTGTGCATCTGGCGTAGCGCCATCCGTCGTGTTCGAGGCGATTGCGCTCAATATCGGCGCTAAGAAGGCCGCGTGACGTGGACTATAACCAACTCACAGCGAGCAACACCACTCCTGGCTCAGTGGCGCGTTGGCTCAATAATTCCACGATTGTCGGAGACGTTCCAGAGATCGTGGTTGAGGCCGAATCGTGGATTTATCGGCGTCTCCGTCATTGGCGGATGTTTCCTCCGGTCGTAACTGGAAACTTCACGGTAGGGCAGCCGTACCTTACGCCTCCAGCCGACATGCTGGAACCGGCCATGCTGCTGACGACGGGGCAGTACTTCCAGATCATGCCGCAAAAGCCCTATCAGGATGTCGTGGCAAACTGGACCTATGACGGCAGCGGAAACCGCGTCAAACAGCAGCCGTTGATGTACTACTTCGACAGCACGTATCTCCAGTTCGATAGCCCTCCCGACCTAACATACACGTATGCGTTTCTCTACTTCCAGCAGCCCGCGCCGCTCTCGCAGTCCATCACGAACTTTATCACGCAGTACTATCCGCGTCTGATGCGGCTCTGTTGCATGGCGGCCGCGAGCGAGTGGGCAAAGGATAGCGGCGTAGGTAACTATGACCGCACCTACTGGGACCAGCTTGCACAGGACGAGATAGACAAGGCGCAGGAGGAAAGCGACCGCGCACGCCGCGCCACCGAGGCTGGGATGATTATCCAAGGCGGTGGTGTAGCAAGCAATTTCCCGGCCTATGTGACGGGATGGGCAGGCTACTGATGCCACTGTTGCCGGTAGCGCCACCTCCTGGGGTTTACCTGTCGAACACCACTTACGCGTCTGGCAAGGAGGTGGCGTTCATCAGTTCCGGCGTGGCCTACAGGCAAGGACAAGGCCGCTATACGCTGGCTCAGAATATCGAGTTCATCGCGGGGTTCCCGCAGAAGATCGCAGGATGGTCTGCTGCGAGCCTGAGTACCACTGTTGGGGTGCCGTCCTGTATTCAGCCATGGCGGGATAATACGGGTTCTGTCCGTGTGGCAGTAGGGACGCAAACGCACCTCTATTACCTGCTCAATGGAGTGTTGACCGACATAACCCCATTGCGGACGATCAGTACCGGAACGCTGACGAACGCGATAACCACGACCAACAATAGCAACGTGGTTGCCATAGCGGATAGCAGTCAGGCACTTCAGAATGGCGACTGGGTGATGCTTTCCGCTGCCTCTGCCGTTGGCGGTCTAACAATCAATGGCTGGTATCCCGTCTCTGGCCGATCTGGAACTGGCTACAACATCACGACGCCGACAGCCGCAACGAGCGGAGCAGGGCCCGGCGGGGGAACGATTACCTTCCAATATCCGCGCGTTACCCTGACCAGCCCGTTCACCACGATCCTCAATTCAACAACGGTCAAGGTCACGCACACGGCGCACGGAGCATCGTCAGGGGAATATGTCGATTTCTCTGGCGCGAGTCCCGTTGGCGGTTTGACGTTGAATGGCGAGTTCCAGATCACGACGATTATTGACGCGAATAACTACGACATCACATCGCCAACGCCAGCTACAAGCAGCGCTGGTCCTGGCGGTGGGTCTGTGAGCGTTACTTATGACGTGGTTATCCCACAGACTGCTTCGACAACCGGACAGCCTTATGGCGGTGGGGCTTATGGTGTGGGCGCCTATGGGTACGGTTCGACCAGTACCATAACGCGCCATAATGGCTGGACGCTATCGGCTTATGGCTACCAGATGCTGAGTTGCCCGATTGGCGGCACGATCTATGTCTATGACCCATCAGTGGGCGGACGTTCGTATCCGTTGCTCAATGCGCCGTCCTCTGTTCTTGCGATGTTTGTCACGCCAGAGCGGTTTGTGGTGGCACTTGGTATCACGGCCAATCCTATGGAGATGGCATGGGCAGATCAGGATGATTATACCGACTGGACAACCACTCCAACCAACACTGCGAACTCAGGTCGTACGCTGGTTGGAGGGTCATACTTTGTCGGTGGCATAGGCATCCGCGACGGCGTTTCGCTGATCTTCACCGACCTCTGCTGTTTCCAGATGAACTACACCGGGTCGCAGGAGATTTATTCGACACCGCAGATTGGTGACAACTGCGGACTTGTTGACCCAACGGCTGTCTGTGTGGAAGGTGGCATAGCCTACTGGATGTCCGATCAGGATTTCTGGAGTTGGAACGGTGCGGTCACGGTACTCCCGACCGACGATATCAGGGCTTATGTGTTTTCCGCGCTCAATCCGTTGCTGTTGAACCAATGCACGGCGGTCCTGAACCGACGCAAGCGACAGGTCAGGTTCTATTATCCCACGGGATCATCAAGCAGCTTCGCGAATGCTGGGGTGATCTATCAGTATGACCAACAGTGCTGGTCCACCCTGGACTTCGGCAGAACATGCGGAGCGGATGCCGAATTGCTGGCAACGCCAGTGAGCGCCGATAGTTCCAATCTCATCTACAATGATGAAACTGGCGTTGATGCGAACGGTTCTCCGATTACCTATTTCCTTCGACTTGATGGTCTGGATATCAGCAACGGCGAGCGGAATGTGGACATTTTCGGGTTCATTCCAGATCAAGAATACCTAGTGGGCACAATGAGCCTGGAAATCATCACGCGGTACTACCCCGCTGATCCGGCGAATCTGGATGGTCCGTATGCGATAACCTCCAACACCGAACGCCAGGACTTACGATCTTCTGGCAAGATATTCGGCTTCAAAATCTATGATAACAATCTGGGAGATAACATGCGCCTCGGGGTTCCGCGCCTTGACGTGCAACCGGCAGGAGCGCGTCGATGACAACGACAACCAACAAAGGTTACACGTTGCCAAATGTTGGAGGTGATTACGGGACGTGGGGCGGAGAGACAAACGGCAACTGGGGCATCGTTGACGCGAACCTGGGTGGTCTAACGACAATCAACTGTGCCGGATCGTCGGATGTCACTGTTACCCCCACACAAGCACAGAACCTCACGCTCCAATTAACCGGCGCGCTGACCGGGAACATTAATCTGATCCTGCCAGCGGTTGGTGGTTTCTACTTCATAGAGAACCAGACCACCGGGGCATACACGATCACGGTGATAACGGCGGCCGGAGGGTCTATCGGGGTTGGCTCTCCGCAAGGCGGCAACATCTTTGTCTATTCGGATTCAACGAACGTCTATATCCCATCCACGGCGGGGTTGGGCTGGCAAACAATCAACACCTATTCCCCAGCATCGTCATCCGCGCAGCCTTTTGCCCTGCCATCCGGTTTTCAGCGTTATCGGCTGACCCTGCAAGACACAACGGTAAGCGCGAACGCAACAAGCCTTTATCTCCAGTTTTCCAGTAATGGGGGTTCGAGCTTTATCGGGAGCGGCTATTCCTATGCGTTCGGGCAAGTAAGCGCGGTCGGAGGAGGAACATTCTCCGGGGCCGGGTCTGGATCAGCGACTGGCATTCTGATCGGCAACAGCCTTTCAAACTCCTCCATCGGCGCATTGGATGCGTCTATCCAGATGTCTCCTGGATCGTCGGTTCTCGTGGCGCGGGTATTTGGAAGCGGCCAGGAGGTGACTTCCAGCGACTCCCTTACCCTAACGATCGGCGGTTCGTCGCCGTTGCTTTCGCCAGCGCTGATGAATTTCGCACAGATCATTCCCTCTGGTGGCACATTCTCGGGCACGATGATCCTAGAGGGCCTGCCATGAACCGAACCCAGCTACCGGCGCCGCCTAATCCCTCAAGTTATGGGGCAAACACCCAACAGTGGCAGCAGGCGGTCTATCAGTGGATGTCCCAAGTCAAGAGCCGGATCGAGACGGATAGCATGGTCAATACGGCTCCGATTGCCCCGTTTGTGGTTTCGTCATATACATATGTAAATACGATGACAGGGACGGATGCCTTGTCTAATTTTGTGGCCACGCTTGTCGAAGCCATGCAGACGAAGGGTATCACGGCCCCAAACAGCCAGAGGTTAGGATAATGAGCGGCACAATGCATGGAGCGGCTCCCCAACTGCCGCCGCAGGTTCTACAGGCCATCATGGCGCGGTTACAAGGCCAGCAGCCCGGCATGGCGCAAGTGCCACCGGGAATGCCTGGGTCGCCACCGCCTGCGGGGATGCCCGGAGCAATGCCGCCGCCGGGAATGCCTGGGGTTCCTCCTCCTGTTCCGCCACAAGGCATGCCTCCTGCAATGCCAACGCCGCAGCAGATGCCTCCCGGTACGCCGCAGGCCCCTCAATTGCCTCCGCAAGTCGCGGGAGGGCGTCCGATGGGACAGAGCGCCCCGCAGATGGCTATGCAGGGCAGATTCGGGGACTCGATCGTTGCTCATGTCTCGCCTGGGGAAATCCAGATTCCGCCCGAGGCGCAGACGCCGCAACTGATGGCGGCTATTCGGGCAGCGTTTGCGCGGTTTGGCATCGGGCCTCAGACGTTCACCGCCGGGAGTCCGCAGGCCAGCCGCAACCCGGCTACAGGGGCACAGGAGTTCAGCATTCTTGGCGCGCTCCTACCGATAGCCGGAGCGATTGGAGGCTCCTTTATACCGGGGATAGGCACCGCTGCTGGAGCGGCTTTAGGCGGCGCTGCTGGCGGCGCTGCTGGTGGCCTCATTGACCATTCCAGCCCTCTCGGGACGGCGCTAGGCGCTGCTGGGGGGGCTGCTGGCGGCTATTTTGGCGCGGGTGGCACTGGAGGACTATCAGGTCTCATCGGTGGTTCCGGTGGCGCGGCTGGCGACGTTGCCGGGGCAGCAGGAACTGGGACGTTTATGGCTCCCACTGGGGCTGACGCGCAGGCGGCGATAGCAGCACGAGCGGCTGCCGGTGATAGCCCTGCCATGATCGGAGCGGGGACAATTCCTCAGGCGTCGCCTTACTCGGCGTCTCCATCAGTGACATCTCCGTCAATGGCATCTCTCCTGAAGATCGGGAGCGGAGCCGGGATTGGCGCTGGCTTGGGGCAGGCCGTCACGCCGCCTCCCGCAAGTAGCGGATTACCGGCTGGATTCAACAATCCCCTGCCGCCGCTCAATCCGAATTTCAATCAGTTGCTCGGCAACAGCAACGCCAGCACACCGAGTTTCACGGGTTATAATCCGTACTCTGTCGCTACTGGAGGAGGGTACAACTTCTACGGATGAACGCCGCCGTGGACATGAGCGATATCGCCCCGATCCTTCGCGTGATGCCGGAGAACGTCACGGGATTGTGGCCGCAGATTGCTCCCCTTCTTGCCGTTGACCTCTCGCGGACGCGTACGCATGTGCCAGAGGACGTGCGGCGCATGATTATGATCGGCGCGGCGCATCTCTGGATACAGTATGACGGAAAAGTTCAGGCGTGCTGCGTGACTGAGTTTGTCAGCTATCCGCTTGGGCTTGCACTCAGGGTATGGCTTGGCGAAGCCGCTCCCGGTGAGCGAATGCGGCGACGTGAGTTCCGGGAACTGCTTGGCAAGTTCGCGCAATTGCATGACTGCCGTTGGCTTGAAGCGGTCGGGCGGCATGGGTGGATGAAGGTATTTCCTGAGTCGGAATATACCGGAATGCTGATGCGAATTGTGGTAGGTGAGCCATGAGCGGCGGCGGCGGTTCGCAGAACACAACGACTCAAGTCCAACAAATCCCGGCCTTCGAACAGCAGGCATCGCAGCAGAATCAGGCGATTGCCCAGTCGATCGGAAGCCAGCCGTATCCGGTCTATCAGGCCCCTTTGATCCAAGGCATGACGCCCTTGCAGAGCCAAGGCCAGAGCATGGCCGTCAATGCTGCGGGATCGTACCAGCCCGATCTGCAAATGGCCGAAGCCGGATTAAATCCGAACGCTGTCAGTGCGTACATGAACCCCTACGTGTCGCAGGCTTTGGCGCCACAGGTTCAGCAGTTGCAGATGCAGTTGGGTCAACAGCAACAAGGGATCAATGCCAACGCCACGGAGGCGAACGCTTACGGCGATGCCAGACAGGGTGCAGCCAATGCGCTGCAAAACCTGTATGGCAACAACGCGCTCTCTGGCTTGTTGGGACAGGGTTACTCGACGGCTTTCCAGCAGGGTCAGCAGGCTTTGCAGGGCGAGCAGGGAATTGCGGCCAATCTTGCGGGTCTCAATCAGTCACTGGGTCTGGGAGGCGCCGGAGCGGTCTATACGGCTGGCCAGCAGCAGCAGCAGCTTGGGCAGACCGAATTGAATGCGGCCTATCAGCAGTATCTGAATCAGGTGAACTGGCCAATTCAGATGCTGAACGTGCAGGAATCGGCGCTGTCCAACTCGCCGTATAACATCGCCACAGCCACGACGTTGCCGAGCGCGAACGCGACGGCGCAGGGCTTTGGTGCATTGGCTGGATTGGGTGGGCTTCTGGGAGGTCTTGGCAGCGGCAGTAGTGGCGGTGGTGCAACACCTAACGTATTTGGTGCTGCTTGATGATTGAACCACCAGAGATCGCTGGCACTAGGTTTCCTGACTATGGAGGCGATAAGAATTTGCCGACGATCGAGGAACTTAGAGGGCGATATCGGGCTTTTATCCTGATGTCCTGTCGGCGCGCTAATGTCGTCCAACCATGGGTTCCTATAACTCATCCCTGGACAGCCGGGATGGATGGCCTCTAATGGCCGACCCATTCGATTTTAGCCAATCCGATCCCACTGCGCCGGGTTTTCTTGGTGTGCCGGTCGGGACATGGCGCGATCTTGCGTCATTTGGCGGCAATCTTGCGGCAGCGGCAAATGCACGCACGTCCCAAGGGTTCTTGGCGAATGGTCCCGGATTGGCTGGTCCTCTGGGTGCGGCGATTGGCGATACGATGCAGCAGGGGCGTCAGAATGCTTTGTCTCGTTCTGTTCTCGCATCGCAGGCTGCCGCCACGCAAGGCCAGCAGCTACAGAACGTCGGGGCCGCTTCTGGATTGCCGCTGACAATCGCCAAAAACCGGATGCTACTGAATATCTACCAGAACCCTGAACTCATGCAGCAGTTGCTGGGGGGAGGAGCATCAAATCAGACGGATGAGTCTAGTGGTACAAGTTCCTCTGCCACACTGCCTAGCGCGGTGCCGTCTAACTACGCGCAATCAATCCTGAAATCAGAGGGAACGGGACAAAACCCGCTTTCGTCGGCCAATGGCTATGGGCAGTTCACTGATGGCACATGGCAGCAGTTCGCCAAGGAAAACCCCACTTATTTCCAAGGCATGACTCCGGATCAAGTCATGGCCGCACGATCCGATCCCAAGCTAGGTCCGACATTAGGAGCGGCGGCGACTGACTGGCTTGCCTCCAAGAATGCCCCAGTTCTCTCTGGTGCGGGAGTACAGCCGAACGGACAGGCGCTCGCGTTGTCTCATTATCTCGGGCCACAGGCCGCCGCTGCGGTAATGAAGGCGGCTGATGATGCAAGTGCTGCCAGCGTCATATCTGCTGCTCTAGGGCCGCAAGTGGCACAGCAGTACGTCCACGCCAATCCTAACCTCGCTGTACAGACAGCGGGGATGCTGAAATCGCGCTATTCTAGCGTTCCGACACCAGGAACCTTCCAAATTGCGCAGGCTGGCAATGGCCCGATTCCGGTTCCCTCTGGTGCTCCACAAACAGGAGGCGCAGCACCGCAGTTAACCGGCCAACAGGCTATGGCGAAGGCGCAGATGCTGGAGCAACGTGCCAATCAGGTTGAATTAGCGCGGTCTCTCGGGCTGCCCATCGCTGGTGATCCGGCTGCTTTGCGACAAGCAGCACAGCAATACCGCGCGATGGGATTGGCTGGTCCGACTGAGGCTGCAAAGGCCGCACAGGCTAACATTGATCTTCGTTCTGGTGGCATGGCCCGTGTCAACGGTCCGAATGGTCCAGAATGGGTGAAAAACCCCCAATTGGAGAAGGTGCAGAATCCCGATGGGAGCTTCACCTACCAGCATGTGACTCCGCCGTTACCGGGAGCGCCAGAAGGAACGCCAGGAACGTCAACGCCGGTTATTGGTTCCGGTGGGCAGCCCGTCGTTGCCCAGATACCCAAACAGGTCCAAGAGGCACGCGACAAGGCTTATACGGATTTCGCAGGCAAGGACACGGACGCCTACATATCGGCCCAGAATACCCAGTCATGGCTGGAGCAGATGAACCATGCTGCCGATACCTTGAACAAGGTTGGCGGCGTTCTCGGTACTGGTCCGACAAGCCCAGCGCGTATCGCGTTCGCGAATAATGTCAATGATATTCTGCGAACCGCTGGCCTTCCAACTGCTTTTGATCCGAATGCAGTTGGTGCATGGGAGGAACTGAAGAAAGCCACCACAACCGCTGGCTTTGAGTTGTCCAGCCACTACGAAGGACATGCGAGACAGGCCGCGCAAACGATCATGAATGCGACTTCTGCGGTGCCATCTGCGACGAACTCGCCTATTGGGTTTCATGTCGTCTCGGCCGGCATTCAGGAGTCCGCCCAACAGGCGATTGATCTGCATAACTTCAAGCAGGATTTGTACAATTCGGGTGGCGACCTGACGAAAGCGGAGGTGGATTTCTACCGCGCTAATCCGGCGCAGATGTATGCCCGTCGCGCCATAAGCACGGTTACGCCGTATTCGATCAGTTCAGACAAGGAACTAGGCCGTTATCTGCCAGGGACTTTTGTGCAATACAAAGGGAAGATCGTCCAAGTGCCTGAACGGCAGGGCGCTCCTCCAATTCCTGAGTATCTGAAGAACGCGCAGCCGTCACAATGAACGGCAGCACTTCGATCCTCGATTCTCTGACGCCTGTCGGACCAACGCCAGGAATGGTCTCGGCCGGCACTGCGCCCCCATCTTATCCGATGGTAGCGCCACATCCGGCGCCTGATGGCTCTGGTGCCATGACTAACCTATCGGACGAAGATTATCGCAGCTTCATGGGGGGAAAAGCGCCTCCTGCAACTAAGCCTGGGAGCGGCGATACCTCTGTTCTTGACTCGTTGGCGCCAGTTCCTCCTACGGCTGGAATGCAAGCAGCGCACCCGTCTGATGCTTCGACTTGGGCAGACCTCGCTGGACAGCTTTGGGGTGGCGTAAAGCGTGGCATTGTCGGCATGGCGAATGCGCCGCTGACACTGCTGAATGCCGAGGGCAACCTGATCCAGCAGACTATCGGCCAACCCCAAACGCAGGTTGCCGGATTGCCTGCACCATCCGTACCGCCAGCCAAGGACACCGCCGGTCGGTACGTGGAGCGCATCGGGGAGTTCCTTCCTGGCATTGCAGCGGGCGGACTCGGGGAAGGTCCGGCAATCGCGGGCGTAGCGAAGCAAATCCTTCCGACGACGGTAGCGGCTATTGGCAGTCAGGCGGCAGAGGACGTGGCACCGGACGCCCTAAAGCCTGCTGCTGGAACGCTGGGAGCACTTGCTGGCGGTGTGGGAGGCGCGGGCATCCAAGAGGCAGTCGGAGCGGGCCGTAGGCTCATAGGCAACACTGCTGGTAACCTAGGATTGGGCACTCGGGAAGTCCTTTCAGGTGTTCGGGCCACGCCAGCGCAGATACGGGCAGCAGGACAGAGGGTTGGCGGCGCATTAGGTCCAGAAGGCCAGCAGATGCTGGATCAAGCCTCGAATACGCCAGCGGCAATCTGGGGCGCTCCAGCGGGAACGCTCGTGCCGGGTTCCGAGCCAACAACCGCCCAAGTCGCTCCTACACCGGGCGCGGTCGGGCTGGAGAAAGCACACCGGGTCGCAACACCAGACCCGTTTCTGCAAAGGGCAGCCGAACAGAATACGGCGCGGGTTCAGGCAATTCAGGGAATCCAACCTACAGGCCAGCCAGGAGCCGTAGGAGACTTGTTCCGGCAGCAACTAGCGGCAATCGACGCGGCAGGCCAGCAGACGATCTCGGCGGCTCGTGCGGGCGCCCAGAGGGCCACTGAGGGGCTTGGCGGCGCAGGTTCCCCGCAAGGCTATGGTGCTGATATACGGGGCGCCCTGACCAACGCCAACGCCACGGCGCGAGGACAGGAGTCCGCGCTCTGGCAGGCGGTGGACCGGGAAGGAAAGCTGGCGCTTCCGCTTGGTGCAGTGCAGCAAACGGCGCGCGGGTTGCTGAAGGAAATGCAGCCGGGATTGGGCGATGTGGCCAGCAGTCAGGAGACGCAAATCCTGAATGGTGCTGCCAACCTGCCAGACGTTGTGCCGTTCAGAGATGCGCAGCGATTGCGGTCGAATATCGGGTTTGCTGAACGAGCGCTTCGGGCGACTCCCGGTAACGAACAGTCATTGCGCCGCCTGGGAATAGTCAAGAGCGCCTTGGATGATGCGATTGCTGAAGCGGCAGATCAGGCAGCGCAATCGGATAGCGGTGTGGCGGCTCGTATTCAGGAGTTGGGTCATGGTCAGTCAGGTATTGGTGCTGGAGGTGGAGAAGGCGTTGCAACCGGTACCGAAGGACGAACGGCTGCTGTTTCTGGCGAAGGCGGAGCAGGAGGCGTGGAGGCTGGAGGACTTGGGAGTGCTGCGGGCAATAGCGCAATGGCGGCTCCGCAAACAGCTCAAGGATTAGAGCCGAATTTCTCCCCGGAAGCCGCTGCTGCCTATGCTGCGGCGCGGGAGGCTACACTACAGCGCAAGCAGACATTCGGCACTGGCGCTATCGGACGTGTCCTACAGGGCGGCAAATATGGCGAGCAATATGCTGTCCAAGAAGCCGACGTACCACGTCAAATCCTGTCGGGAACCGCTGTAGAGCCTGTGCGAGTTCAGCAGTACATCAAAGCCGTGGGCGGCGAGACACAGGCGGTTGCGAACATGCGCGATGCGTTGGTTAATGATCTGCGGGAGAGGGGGATTGTCCAACAGGACGGCACGCTGCGCCTAGATCGCTTCCATTCATGGCAACATCAGCGAGCGCGGACAATCGCCATGTTCCCCGACCTTGGGGATCAGCTTAATACCGCCGCAAAGGCCCAAGCCACGTTGGACGAAGTGACTGGCCTCCACGCGCAAGCCATCCGCGAATATGAGAACGGCGTCGCCAAGAACTTCCTGCATGATGATCCGCTTGTTGCAGTGCGGCGTGCGTTTGCCAGTGGCAACCCAACCGAGACGTTCACCAAGCTAGTCCAGCAAGTGAGGGGAACGCCCGATGCTGAGGCAGGGCTGCGCCGCGCTGTCGTGGATCATATCATGGAGCGCTTTTCGTCGTCTGCGCCGTCTGGAGCGGGCGAGGAGAATTTCCTGAAGGCGGCTCAGTTCCAGACCTGGATTCGGGGCAATCGCGGGCCATTGCGGGCTTTGTTCGGTGGCCAGGGGATGCAGAACCTTGAGGCGGTAGCGGCAGACCTCCGCAGGCAGTCCCAGAGGGCCACAGCCACGGCTGGCAGCGATACGCAGGCCAATCGGCTGGCGACCGAGAAAGAGGGTCTAGCGGGCGCTGGGAAGCACGCGGCAGGCATGGGCGCTATCAGCCTCATGACGCTGCTGGGCGAACGGTTGGGTGAAATGGCTGGCGAGCATGGGCTTGTTGGCGCCGTGGCTCTCCCGGCCATCGGTGTTGCCGTCCACGCTTTGCGCCAAGCGGGCATAAATACGACGAACGCCCTTGTCAGGGAGGCAATGTTACATCCAGAGGTAGCAAAATTGTTGCTAGAACGCGTGAAAACTGGCAATCTTACGACTGTCCTTCAACGCAGAATTGGAACTGCACTCCAGGGCGTAATGGCGGCGGAGATTGGCCAAAGTGGCAAGCAGACTCAGCAATGAACCGCCGCGTGTCATCGCGACGGCCCATCACCCCCGACCCGAAGGCTAGGCCCACCCGTAAGATGCACAGGTGAGTGAGAGGTATGATAACCGACTGCGCCGAAGCACCATGTGATGCTAGTCACAGAGGCGGCCCCACGGGATGTCTATAAACCGTGGGAATCGCGGAGAGGGACCTGATGATGAAGCGCGAACCACACGGGAACGTGAAAATAGCGTCAATTCTGATGGCGAACTATTCGACCGGCTTTTGGCTGAGGCACGTCACAGGGCGGCGGCTGGATGCTGGAAGCTGAAAAAGATCGCCCTCGCCGCCATTGGGCTGGCCTTCCTGACAGCGTTAGCCACGCATGCGACCGACTCGCTGCTGCAATTCATCACACAAAGATTGGGCAAGTGAGGATCAGGTTTCTCAGTTGGGTTGACCACCACGAGCACACCCTACGGCGCGTGGCCTACGTTGCCGCAGTCGTGGTGGGGCTTGTCGGCGGGATCATCTGGTGGACGTGATCCGCTAGACATTCCTTGCGGCTGGCGTCCGTTTACGGTAAACTTCTGCCATGCCAAAGCCCCTTCGGTTTCCTGAGACCGTTTCCATGCGTTTGCCCAAGGGGACCGGGGCGCGCATGAGAGCGATAGCCTTACCGGATGAGGAACAGGGCGCCTTGTTTCGCAGGCTGCTTTTGGCGGGCTTGGTCGAGGCCGAACGCAGGGTTGAACGCCTTCGCGCAAAGCTGGAAAGGAATGGGGCATGACTGGCTCATTTCCATCCACTCTCAATCCGTTGCTTTAGCTTCCAGCCTGTCGGTAGTTGCAATTTGGCTAATTGGGAGAACTCATAGGCGCTCATTAGGTGGCGACCGTCAGCCCAAGCGTAGATGGCGGCAAGGTACACCTGTAGCCTCTGTTTGGGATGCGCTAGATTGGTCTGGCTAAGGATCGAGAAATCGTATTTGCAGGTTTTGCAGCGCCACGTTGGTCCTCGGCCTATTTCGTATAGCTGTCTGCTGCCACATTTTGGGCAAATGGGAATGCCCTCTGGCCACCGTTCATCCATCAGGCGCCGCCGAGCCATCACATCGCCCATGATTAAAGCGGCCTCAACATCTGCGACCGAGTATTCTGGACGATCTAAAATGGTTGACGCTGGCTTCTCTCGGGATGGCGCATATTTCGCCAGTTTCTTTAGCCGCCAAGCAAGCATGGCAATGAAGCCACCACGAAAGAACATTTCGCGCTGGCATCCCCCGCATAGTTCCATCAATCCGGTGGACGTACGGGGGATCGCAGGATCCGCGAGATAACCAACCATCCGTGAGGCAAATTTACCCTGGATCAGATGGCGTGTGTGGCGAACCGGAAGGCCGGAGCATTCCGATCCGCACACACAACAGATCACCCTTGACCCAACCGCAGGCTGCCAAGCTCTCCCGCGCCGCCTTCGGCCTTCGAGTTCTGGAGATGACGCTGAAACTCGATCTCCACCTTGGCCGTGTTCACGATCTGACGTGCCAGATGCGCCACTGCCAAGGACTTCGTAGGGTCGCCGTTGCCGGTCCGCAACTCCTCGATTTCGTCAAACAGGATGTCGCGCAACCCTTCGCTGGTGCGGGCGCGCTTGGGCTTTGCGGCTACTGCCGCTGGCTTACGGGGCATAGTGGTCACTCCTTTGTCTGTCAAACGCTATGGTTTTATTCCCTTGCCGAAAGTCTGTCAATCGCTTATTATCAGGCCATGGAAGCTGAGAAACGAACGGCTCAGGTTTTCGCCCGCGTGACGCCGGATGAAAAGGCCCTGATTGAAAAGGTGGCCCAAATGGCGTTCCAGAAGCCGGGCGCATGGTTGCGGCAGTTAGCATTGACTGAAGCGCAACGCCTTGTCTCAGCGAATGGGAGGGGGAGGAAAGCCAGTGGCTAATGCCTATCCTGAGTTACCAGAGCTTCCCTACGAAGCAACGACTGTCGCTATGACAGACGTAATCGCCTATTTGCGGGCTGTGAGCGCGCCAACTGAGGTAAAGCGTTCCTGCTACTGCATATTCCGCACGGAGAGCGGCAACGGCGCGCATGGCATCTGTCAAAACTACATAGGTGCCCAAGCCGATGGCGCACGCTGGCCTGACAAATGGACCCCGCTGATTGCTGGGACGGTCACGGAGCCGGAGAACGGCACTGGCCGCACGCGTATCTTCCTCGCCTTCGACCGCTGGCAAACGAGCATCGACATGCTTGCGGAGGAGGTGACGAGCCGTGGGCTGTATGTCGGTCCAACCGTGCTGGACGATACAAACCTCGCGCTCAAGTACTATCGGACGTGGGTTACAGGCGATCCATCGGCGCAGATGCCAGAATCGGCTATGCAGTCGTTTGTCAGCATGTATGGGCAGGCTATGGCGCTGTTCCGTGATGCCTCGCTGATGCCGTCCGACGCCACGATGGCCGCAGCCGATCCGCCTCCCGCTGCTGAAACGGCGGACGACCTGAACGCCGATGTGCTGAACGGCAAGCCGATACCGGGGACCGAGGGATGAGCATGCACGAGTCGTTGCCGGTCGCAGGCTATCAGCCACAGTCGACCGAGCGCGTCGATAGGGTGAACGTCCACAAGGTTCTCGAAGAGCGCATTCTTCGCGTGATCGACGAACTACAGAGCAGCGGTGCTGGCGATCCACGTTGGCTGGCGATAGCCCGCACCGATCTGGAAAAGGGCTTCATGGCCCTCAACCGGGCGGTGTTCCAGCCAGCGCGTATCAAACTGCCCGGCGACGATAGGCCGTCAGTGGAGGAGTTGGAGCGCATTCTGGCCGAACCAGATTCTAAGGTCCAAATCCTGCCGGATGGCACTGTCGTTCGCCTTGGCGCCGAACTCGACCAAATCCAACAAGGGGAAACCACGTGAAGCGACTCACATTCCGTTCGTTTGCGCTGGCCATACTCGCCAGCTTTCTTTGCCTTGGGCTGGCGATTGCCCAG